TAATAAAATAGGGCAAGGTGATTAACCCTGCCCTAATAAAAAATTTCATCCTATTGACTAGAAGGCTATACACTTGATGGCTTGGTCTCTTTCTTCTTGGGAAATTGAATCAAACTTCTCCTTAGTCCAACCCTTCTTCAATAAGTTCTCCTTAATAGCGTCATCCATCATATCAAATGTGGTCAATGTTCCTTTAGGAAGCTTCCTATACCTAGTATCATCATTGGTTCTACTATAAGTGCCAACATTATTGGTAGCTGATTTTACTTGGTTGGCAGTAGGAACTACTATTTCCTCAAATTTACCTTCTGCACCACTGTATAGAACACCGTCATATTGCTTCAGTTCATCAGGAGCATTTTCTCTATTGAACATGTTTGCTATTTCACCTCTTCTAGTGGACTCATCCATGTCTAAAGTACTATCCATACCTACAATGAATGGGTTCCTCATATTGACAAACAGTTCCATAACATTACCATATTGCATAGCCTTGTTCTTTACAGAAGACAAGTATAACCCCTTACCATAATATCCTTCATCTGTAGCAGAACCAAACAGATTTGGGTCATATGTAGTCCATTGGCTGTTGGTACCATGATATACTACCAGAGGTTCACCGTTTTCATCAACCACCTTACTAGCTTCCTCAGGATTATTTTCCCAGTCCCCAAACCATTCTTTAAATGCTTTGGTTCTTACATGGGCATATTGCCTTTCAGTAAGGTTTGAGGGTTTCTTATTAGGTGCCAATAAATTGCCCTGCCCATCCCTTGAATTTTTTAGTATATCCAGCATTTCCGGAGTATACTCCTCTTGTCTAAGTCTGGATTCATCAAGAGATTTAATCTTTTCCTCTTTATTAGCATATTTTCCTTCATTAATAGCCCTGAAATAGTAGATAGAAGATGGCCTAAAGTCTTTCCAATACTTAGTCTTAATGAATAATGACTTAAAGAAGTCTATTATCTTCCTTCCTAAGCTTCTGGTATCCTTTCCTCCTTGCATTACAAATGCCCTGAAATCCTCAGCCAGTTCTTCTTCCAGCTCAAGGTTACCCATATTAGGATGCTTTCCTCTATACTCATTCAATAACACCATCCTCTCATTATTGTCTAGAAGGAGATTAAACACAGCATGGAATGCTTCATGGTATGCAGTACCTTCAGCAGCTATATCAGACAAAGTGATAATGCCTTTATCAAATTGACCCCAAGCCAATGCACCTTGACTTCCTACTTTAATAAGACCCTTTACTATATGTATCCTATCACTTTCACTTAATTGGGGCAATGTCTTTGCAATCCAATCAAGTTCCTTTTCCTGATTCCATACAGTAGCTTCTGTAGAATCTACTCTTCTCAAAGTAAACTCATCCTCAAACTCTTCATCGTGGTTATTGATTGCCTGCTCCTTTTGTGCAGTATAAGCAGCACCTGTTTGAGTATTGCCTTGATTAATAGTAGCAGGAGTTACTGTATTGGTAATAGGAGTTATATTGACAGCAGGAACCTCATCAGGATTGAATAGCATAGTCTTTTCATTAGACATATCCTTAACCTTTTGTGGTTTGGCACTTAAAGCTTTCATTATAACATTAAATGCTTCCTCATCTGATTTACTAAGTGTTCTGGTATCTACAAGCTTACCATTTGGTAATACCACAAAGTAAGAAGATGACTTATTCATTTCACCACCTCTGCCAAATCCCCTATCTCTTTCCTTTGTAATGTATATAGGAATCCCTTCTACTTCACCAGCCTTCTTGATATATCCTTTATACAATTTCCCGTCTTTCTCATAATAACCCACAATAGAACCTTTTCCCAAAGAGTTTTCAGGCAGTATCCTATCTACAGGATTCTGAGTTTCCAATGAAGTTTCAAAGATAGGTAGTACTTGCTGGCTCTGTGCTGGAGTAGCAGGAGTTTCAGCAACCTTATTTACCTCAACAGGACTGACTAAAGGCACATTTACAGCAGGATTATACTCAACAGGAATACCTTTCTCACTTTGTACTGCTGACACATTCTCCTTGTCATAGCTCAACACAAATGGCATTATAGCCAGTTTGGTAATCGGGGTTCCATATTGGGATTCAAATAGGTTCTTGTATGCAGACAACTGTAAGGTATAGTAATCCTTTGCACTCATTCTTTGAGTGGCAGATGGAGTGGTAAAGTAATTCACCTTGTGTCCATATCTGTCAGTAAAGTCATAGAAGCTGTATCTACTTGATTTCACATCATAGATTCTAAAGTTACCATCCTTATCAACTGATAGAATATCAACTTCTCCTGCAACTCTTGTGCCATCAGGATATTTCTGATACAATATAATATTATCAGCAAGGAATCTTTCTCCCATATGCTCCATATTTGATTTGACCCTGTTAAGAGTAGTAATCAAATCCATGAAGGCATTTTCTGACATATTAGATGGCTTGACTATCCTTGATACATCTCTTATAGTGAAATATTGCCTGATAATGCTATCTACTGCTGAGCCAGCATCCAATGCTCTTTGTGAGTTGGTACCAGACATCTTGTCTCTTACTGTATTCACAATTACATCTCTACTCTTGGCATCAGTCTTTCCTTGGTAACCATCAAGACTAATCTTGTATTTATTCTCAAGGAATTTCAAGTAGTTATCATATTGTGCTGGAACATCAACCAACTGTGATAACTTGGCTCTTACCTGAGTTAAAGCCTCTGCTTGCTTAGAGGACTCTATCCAGTTAGAACCTAATCTACTGTGTACTCTACTATATTGGTGATACTCACCATCATCCTCAAGTACATAATAGAACTCACCATCAGTTCTTGTCTTATCTACTTTCTTTTGGTTCTCATATATTTCACTGATAACCTCCTTAGATTTAGCAACTCTATCTTCTTTCTCCTTCTTTCTTCCTGCAATAGTATCTTTTACATCTTGTGCCTCTTGCCCTGTAATGTACTTCTGAGAGGCCCTATCAAGAACCTGTCCATCAGGTGTAAGAACTTTGTTATCTACCATCATTGAAGAGTTTGTAGCATCACCAAAGTTATCTTGTGCCCAAGCCAAGTCAAACAATATTCTATTGCTGTCAGTAACTTCTACACTCTTGCCTTGTTCATCCCTAATAGTATTTGTCTTCAAGTCTACATAGTAAGACTTATTTGTGAAAGCAGATACTATCCTTGTGCCTGAAATAGCACCCTCAGTACCACCTACAGGAGTCTCAACCTTTCTCTTAGGTTGAGGAGCTACAAAGGCTGGGCTTATAGCTTGGTGCAGGTTGCCCTCATTATCAAAGTAATCAGTTGTAAACCAAGTACTTTTTACTGAAGCCTCAGTAATATTTGAGGTAAGAATGTCAGAATTGATAAGCCTGTTATTGTATGCACCCTCATTAATCCTCTTTGTGCTGACTTGTAAAGGAAGGTTGAATTTAATAAGGTGCCCAAGTATTTCATTGTATATATCATTAGGGTCTTTAGGAGCATTGAAAGCACTTGTATCACCTTGGTCTTCTGCTGCTGTTATATCCCATTCTACTCCTGAAATGACAGCAGTCTTACTTCCTGTAGAGAAGTATATATCATACTTATCTTCCTTGATTTGCTCCTTACCATCTATGATAACTTTCTCATAAGTACCATCTGGTCTTTTAATCTTCTTACTAATTACAATACCATCACCTGACCTGCTACTAAACCAAGTAACCATTATATCCTGCATATACAAGTCTTGTGCCAAGTCCTGCATTGCAGCAGATACATCATCTTGTGATGTAGCTGTAGATAACTTAGTAATTGCATTCTTTATATCCTCCCCAATTGGAGTAGAACCTACTGAAGGGTCATTTAAATTAAACTCCTCATTATTGAAGTGCTTAACTCTTACAGCAGCAGGTGAATACTTTCCAGCCCCATTAGGAATAAGTAGATATAGTCTACCTTCCTTTTGGCTCATATCTACTGGCTTGATAACAAGACTGTCATCAACTTTGCCATTAGTTGTCAAAACTCCATTCTTGATGATTCCGAAAACAGGTCTTCTATCATCTGATGATACATTAGGAATATCCTTAAGACTTCTTTCTGTATTACCATAAGGAATCCTACCTATCATTATCTTGGATACCCTTGTAACAGGTGTGGCAATGAATTTACCAGCTCTATTTTCCCTGTTAGCAAACTCATCTTTTATTCTCTCTTCAAGTCTCTTCAGGCCCTCATATCTTGAAACACTGTAATCAGACTCATCCAAGCTGCCAACTACTTGGTTATTCTTTCTATCTATAATGAAGATGGTTTTGTCATTGAAGTCTGGGTCAATCATAAACCCAAGTTCATCACCTGCCTTCAAGTTACCTTCATTTAAATATCTGAATGTATTCTGGTCCCTAAGATAACCATAGATACCAGAGAAGTCCACTCCCTTTTCCCTTTCGCCTACTACAACATCAAATGGCCTAAAGTCACCTTCCTTGCTTGCTTCTATATGCAACTCAGGTATGGCAGGTCTATAGAACTGGTTGACTCTATCCCTACTTGGTCTTTGTGGGGCTTCCACCCTTTCATTGGCTTTCTTATTTTCCTCATTAACCATTTCAGGAGTTACATTGCCAACAGGTATTTCTACTACAGGCAAGTCTTCACTACTTGTTACAGTAGGGACAGTAGAAGTTCTACTGTCTCCAGTAGTATCTCTTCTATCATCACCTCTTGTGGTACCTTCTCTTCTCTCTACAGGTTTCTTATATTCAGGAGAGAACCTATCCTTAAACTTATTGTCATTATTTACCTGAGACATTGCTTTTTGCAAAGCATATTGAGCCTCTTGGAATCTTGTTGCAGACAACTCAACATCACCCTCAGATGCTTCATCAAAGACATTCTCATTGTTAATGTAGATAGAATTAGGATTAGCTACCTGTTCAAGATTCTCAGAGTTATTAAACTGGTCTTGAAGGAGTTTAATAGCATCTTGCTTTACTTGTGGCTCTTCATCTGATGATTGTATAATCCTACTAACTTCATTATTATATTGTGAGGTCTCTCTATAGTTCTTGGCCATCTCATTACCTTCATCTTCCAAGGCTTTCAAGGTATTATCCCTATTTACTATATCATCTTGGTCATCCAAGATAGCTCTGAACTCTTGCAGATTCTGTGCAGAACTCAAAGAAGTTTTCAAGTCATTTGATTTCTTCTCAGCCTCTTGTTGTGCAGCTTGTTCACCTGCCTTTATATGGTCTTCTGCCTGCTTCTGAGGATTCTCAAGGTATTCTTTCAGCTTTGCATTATATGTCTTGGAAGCATTACCTAACTTAACAATATCATTAAGTTTAGCTGTAAGACTCTCTTTCTCATCTGCACTAAGTGCTGTTTCATCTACCTCATTAATCTCATCAATCAGTCCCTTAGTAAACTTAGGGTTGGTTGCCAATGTATGAGCAAGTACATTATTATCCTGACCTCTCACCATATTAAGAGTATTGATAGCACCTTCAATTACTCTTACATTCTTATCTGCCTGTTGGTATCTCTCAGTTATATCCGCGTTAGACTGACCTTCAAATTGTCTGACTTGCTGATTAAATCTAAGAAGTGAATTCAAGTTACCTATTACATTACCAATAGCTGACTTCACTTCTCCAGACATAGCTGTAGCCCTTTCAGCCCAGTTACCAATCTGGGACTTCATCCAAGTCAGTTCCTCAAGTTGGTCATCTGATAATTGCTGGCCTGTCCTAATATCAATGTCATCTCTTGTCTTCAGGTAATCACTGATGGTCTTGGTCATTTCATCATGATTCTGCTGTAGTTTCTCTATCATCTCCTGTTTGCCCTCTGGAGTAGCATACATAGGGTTTCCATTCCTATCTACAAATGGGCCAACCTTAGAACCATCTTCAAGAGTAGTTGTGGTATTCTCTACAATAGAGGCAAGATTCTCGTCTGATGTATCAAATGCAGCATCAATAACTGTGTTAAGGTCTTCCATCCTTCCTGCATTATCAAACATGGCAATATCAGATACCAACTGGGCATGCTCTGCATTTTTGAAGTTGAACTCATCACCCTGCTCAGCAGCCCTATTCATATCATTCTGATACTTATTATGCCTGATAAGACCTTGATAGTAGTTCTTAAACTCAGGAGAATTTACTCTGTCATTCATGTAGTTGGCAATTCTCTCTTCCCTTGCCATCCTTTCATTGTAATCTCTCCACTCATTTATGGCTCCTCCCTCAATTGTAACAGGAGATTGGATACCTCCCTGCTTATTCCTTATACTTCTGAATCTAGGCATACCCAGTGCACCTGTAAGAGCACCAATAAAGAACTCTTCCCAAGAAGACCCTTCGTTGACAGTCTCATTTACTCCTTGGGCAAATGCCTTAACCCAATCCAATGTTTCCTGTGAAGCTTCAGGGTCAGTCTTTGACTTGTAGAAGTTGTTTACATCAGTTGAATAATAATTGCCTGCTGTCCTACTTGCTATACTCTGTGCCATCTCCTCAGCACCTTCTGACAGAGCACCTCTTGTTATGGCAGCAATGGTTCCTAATCTTGTAGTACCAGCAGTATATTCCCCTGACTTTTCCACTATGTTGGTAGCCTTTCTTGCAGTCTTGAATCCATTGGCATACAGTTTGCCAAACTGAGTTATATTGGAAGCCAACAGGACAGGTATATTCATAAGCAAATCCACATTACCCATCTTTAACCTGTCTTCACTCAGCTTACCCAATGCCTCATTATATGCTTGGCTCTCAGCAGATACAAGCTGATTATACATTTCAGTACCACCATAAATATCCCCTATAGCCTGCATCCTTTGATTATACCTGTCATCAAGCTGTGCTTTTTGCAACTCAAACCAATCCTTACTATTATTCAGGGCTTCTATTCTTCCCTCATTTACTGAGGAGATAGTAGCTCCTACAGCAGAATTGACTATTGCTGGAGCCTTTGATGAGTTCTTAATGGCTCCTATTAATTGAGGCAGTTTAGAGGCTTTCAACCCAGCAGCAGTTATATTACCACTATAGAAGGCACCTACACTGAATCCTAGGTTCTTGATAAACTTGTCACCTATAAAGTTTGCAGTAAAGATGTTCTCATACCAAGGCTCTTCCTGCTCATCTCTTGTATAGTAATTAGGCAATGTCTCTTCAGACCATTCATTGACTGATTGCATAGCCTTGGAGAAATCATTATCCCATAGGCCAGACCACCTCCCCTCATTTATTGCAGTACCTGCACCAAGCACTAATCCTACAGTACCATCAAGGAAAGTGGTACCTGTCAACACAGCTCCTTTAGCAAGACCTGCCCCTAATTGGGCATACCAAGGCTGCTCTATAGCTCTGACTTCATTCAGGTCATCAGCCTGACTGACAAAGTTTATGTCTTCATCATAGACACTTTGACCATACCCTTTGTCAGCCAGCTCTATGCCTACCTCCTCAGAGGTGGAAGGTGCCAAGGACTGTTGTAATGCCCTTGTACCTCCCAATACACTCAATTCAAACTCTCCCATTTCAGGGACCCTGTTAAGTCCCTTAAGTCCTTTAAGACCTACAGGGCCTGTCTTTGTTATATCTTGATACTCCATATTTATTTTTCCCCAACTTTAGAACTGGTCTTTGTCAAAGATTGGTTATATCCGCCCAATCCTATAGAACTTATACCTTCCATAAGAAACATTTCTCCATAATCCTCTGCCTCTTTCTCAGTAAATCCCTCAGACATCAACTCTTTAATCCTCCTGTCATATAGTCTGAACAGGTTACCTATTTCTCCTGAGATAAGGTCAGGATTAAATGCAACCTTTGACCCATCCTTATAAGATACTATTACCTTGCCCCTATGTTTGGTACTGTGACTGAAATCCACTATAGGATTGTCCTCAGTTCCATAATCTTCAGGGTCAAACTTCTTGGAAGTTCTATTAAAGTTTTTATCCAAGATAGTTGCATTTCCAGCCAACGATTTTTCCCAATTCTTTTGGTTACTTATATTCTTAGTCAATACTTCTGATAGATACTCAGGGTCTCCATTTATAAAGTATTCCGTATAGGATTTTGCAGCAGAGTTTATTGTTTCATCCATATTCCTGAAGTCATCAAGCGATGACTTGTTGGTATAACCAATATCCTTTAATGTCTTATAGTCTTCGTCAGACAAAATCTTTATGTCCTCTCCATATTTCTTCTTGAGAGTATCCATAGCTTCTTTCTCTACATCAGACCAAGACCTATGTACTCCATACTGAGCTTGGTATAGTTCAGTTCCTATACCTGGCCTTACAGGTCCTGTCATCTTCCTGTATTCCTCGTACACCTTTAATGGGTTATATGTACCCTTCTTGCCAAAGTAAGAAGCCTTCAGTCCTTTCCCGGGAATATTCAATCTATTCATCGTCTGCCTTGCATTATATATAGTCCCATTAGCCTCTAAGTGTGATAATGTCCTAGGCTTGTAATTCAATGTCGGGGTAGGGTTATCTAAAGCTTTCAATCTCTTCTGCATAGCCTCCTGTGCTGATAACTTGGCCCCATAATCTTCATAAGGAGATACTTGTGTCTGGCCAACTGCCTGATATAATGCTGGAGCTACTCTACTGAAGTAGTCCATAACAGCAGCTTTGTCTGACCACTTGCCTACTCCAGAGACATTAAGCTCATCTTGAAGGATAGAATTAAGGACTCCATTAGTATCCACACCAGTGTCTCCATTAATCAGTCTTTGAATGTCATTGATGGCCTTTGCTACATCAGTATCCTTATATCCATGTTCTTGTAGCCAAGTCTTGACATAGGGGTCAAGTCTCTTGCCATTTCTATAGTCTCTCAATCCTTTGGATAATGCAGAAGCAGTAGTAGCTACCCTCTTGAATCCCTCTTGGCTATTAGCCTGATTGAATCTTATAGAGGGATTATTCAGGTATCTGTCTAATGATGCTGTAGAAGCATCTCCTTCATATACCATACCAGCAGCTCTTCCCTTATATTGTTCTGCTGCCTCTTCTGTCCTTGCCTTATATGCTTGCTCAATAGGAATAATTTCCTTACTGTACCTTGCTCTCATGTTAAGCATATTCTTCCTACTTACAGCATTAAGTCCTTCACTTGCAAGCTGACTGGCTTGATTCTCCAAATCATTTGCATAGGTCTTGTACATCTTATAGGTATATGGGTCAGTCTGCTCATTGGCTAAGCCATCCCATATACCAGCCTTTGTAGACAAGTCAGTATATTGTTCCTCAATTTCCTTATAATTCTGACCATATATTTGATATGGTTGCAAGTACCTGTCAAAAGAGAAAGGCTGGAACTTGCTATTTACAACCAAACTATAATTTGCCATATTAGTAAGTGAGACCTCCTCTTCTCTTCTTTAATTTTCCTCCTTTAGAATACTTGCCTCCTGCTACAGACATCTTGTAATCCTCCCACTCTTCTTTACTCCATTCCTTAGGTTTCTGGCTTAGAGTACCAAATACCCCTGAGTTGATTAGCATATCCCTGTCAGACCTGTTATAAGCATCTATTCCTATATTACCCAATGAGTCAAACAGATTAGTCAGGTTAGCACTCATACTTGCACCTCTTCTTGCATCTATTGCATCTCTCATTGCCATAGCTTGTGTAATACCACTTAGCCTTGTACTTCCTGCCTTTAGTGCAGCCTCTTGGTTAGCCATTGCAGCTTTAAGTCCCATTTCAGAGTTTGCTTGATTGGTTCCTCTATTAAACTGCTCTACCATCTGTCTCTGTGCCAAGTTATACTCCTCAGCCTGCCTTGCTAGGTCTCCCAACTTACCTTGTGCATTATAGTCTGCTGCAAGTAGTGCAGCATTCCTTGAAGGACTTGAAGAGTTCATAATAGCTCTTCTTGTTGCACCAGCCTGTGCACCAAGCTTATTTATATAAAAGTTCCTGTCAAGTGGTTTATATTGCAGATAATTCCCTATTGGCTTATAGCTTACAGGGACATAATTACCTACTTTGTTTGCAGCCTCTATGATTGCATCAGGTCCTGTATAATCAGGTCTGCTGAATATACTTTGACCCAATCCTATTGCAGAACCTACTACAGGTGCATATCTTAGCCAAGTAGCATCAAATCCTCTTCTATCTGTATTACCCTTTCTTTTGGGTACTCTAACTTTAGCAGGAGTTGTACCTTCCACATTAGAAGGTATATCATATCCTACTTCACTAATACCTGATATTTCCATAGGAGACAGGCCACTAAATCCTGCATAAAGCCCATCAATACCTATAGGCTCTATGGTAGAAGGTATGTCATAATCCACATATTTAATCATGCTGGGTCTCTTTGCTGTAGCTATAACCTCTGGCATCTCTCCTGATTTCCAAGAACCAAACACCGGAGTATATGTGTAATCATCAGGTATAAGACCTCCCTCTGCATATTGTACTCCTTCAAGTCCATATTGCCCCTGTCCTCTAAGAGCCTCTTGCTCCTGCATTAACTTTATGAGGCCATCTTCCAGCCCCCTCTTGCTTATTGGGTCATTGGGCCTTTCCTCAGATTCCTTTTGAATCTTTTTGGCAGCATCTGCAAATGTCAGACCTTTGCCACCCTTCAATTTATACCTCTGCTTCACTGAATCAGGTACTTTAATCCTGTTACTAAATACATAATCATTATAAATCACCTCTCCTTCTTCCACAAGATTAGGTATTCCATTATAATCAACCCCAATCTGTACTCCTTCATGTGGATTCTCTTCATGGTATCCTCCATTATTTATAACAGTGACACCATTGGTAAAATCTGCTCCATGAGTACCCATGAGGCCACCATCTCCAAATGGATTAAAAGGTACCTGTATATTAGGTTTGGTAATAGTTCTCATATTATAATCTGATAAGTCAGACAGACTGGGAGTGTGCATCTTGTCATATACAGACCTTGCCTTCTTTCTTTTAGAGGTTCTAGAGAACTCCTCTCCCCTGACATATCCTCTTTCAAATGCAGAAGAGGAAGCCTCAGGAGTATTGGATTTCTTGAAATTGTTCAGACTTCTCTTACTCAACCAATTCATCCTATCTACACTATTAAGTGTATTTTCCAAGTAGTCCATTTGGCTAGGCAGATAAGAGCTTTCAGGTATTCTGGCACCTCTCCATTGCATGATTCCATGTGCTCCCTTTCCACCACCTCTGGGATTATAGGCATAGGGATTGAACCTCGATTCCCCATATATTGAACTGTATACAGCAGCCTTTTGAGAGTTATTAAGTCCCATGTTATTTACCCTGTCTGCTATATAGGCACTATAAGGCAAAGTAAACTCTTCATCTATCCATCCTCCATCATCATGTTTCCACTTTCTAGCATTCAAGGCAAAGGTAGCCATCTTCTTTTGTGCAGGAGTACCATGCTCCTTGAACCAAGATGCTGACTTTCCAGTCCTCTTTTTAAGGGCAGTAAACTTGCCTCTGTTCTCAGGCTTGATATGAATCTTACCTCCCTTTGCCATGTAATTGGACATAGCTCTTAAATCATTCATCTTATCGGCACTTTCTATTGCATTATCATAACTTAGCAGTGCTCTGCCTCTGGCTATCTCCTGTTCCTTCTTCAACTTATTATATAATTTTTTTGCCTTGTTACTGAACAATCCATCTTTCCCAATATCTGATTGGGAGAAGTCTGCTCCAAAGTCCTGATTAGACCATTGATTAAGTATAGAGTCATTGCTACTGCTATCAACTTTAACTGTACTCAGGGCATTATTGGAGTTTCTGACATTATTGACATTTTCCTCATTAATCTTTGAACCGAATAATGCATTGGCTATACCACCTATCAACCCAGTACCAGTAGATACAATGCCTCCTAATAAAGGGTTGACTGTGCTAATGGCAGAACCCACAGTACTTCCTACTTTACTGACTGCATTGCCTGCTCCTGAACTTAGTCCATTACTTATTAAACCATTTGATGCATTACCAGCAGGGCCTAATAATCCAAGACCTAGTTTACCTAAGTTTTCTTTGGTAAAAAGCTTGCTAATGTCCCATATACTACCACCATCATCATATCTATTAATGATACCAGTAGTAACAGGACTATTGTGTTTCCTTATAACTTTTCTATTAACCATGTTATAATAATTTATTTGCAAAGATAAGTAAAGTATCAGAATTATACAAGAATATTATTTAAAAAGTAAAGGGAAGATAAGTTTATTACTTACCCTCCCTTTAGACTATCTCTATCAAGTTATTCAAAGTAGTGTACCACCATATCATGCAATATGGTCTTATTTGTATTTTCAGATTCCATAGATAGCTTAAGATATAACCAAGGATTTCTCATCCTGTCTTTATTGTTTGATTTATCCCTTGGTATATTAGCCCTCCATATCCTGAACTTCTTCTTGAGACTTGAAGGTCTTCCAAGTACATGGGTAAGCTTGGATTCACCACTTTGGTATTCATTCCAAACACTGAGAGTATCATAGGTTGTATCCAATAGCTTACCTTCACTGTTCCAACTGTCTGCCCTGAACTCAAGAGTATTGAATATCTTATCCTGGGTCATATCAGGATTGGATATGACAGTAGTATAGAAAGGCTGGTAACTGTTAAAGAAGGTATTATAATCACCTTCATTGTGCAGCCATAGCTTCCCATCCTTTACCCACAGTCCCCTGTCTAGTATATTGGAGAAATATGGCACATTCTCATAGCTGTAGAATGAAGAGAACTGGCCTAATGATTCTGAAAATGCCAAGCACTCATCCTTGCTTATGAAGAATACATCTCCATTTACCTTATCATAGTATGTTACAAATCCACTAAAGTCTTTAGGATTCCATACATTTACTCCAGTTGACCTACTGTTAATCCATGAATGGAATCCAAGCCTATCAGAGATGTTATCCAACTGGTTGTTGAGTAGGAAGATACCTTTGGTAATATCATCTATAAAATAGGTACCATTAGGTGTCTTGCATATAGACCACTTATTAGAACATCCTATACTATCAGATAAGTACCTCTTACCAGTAACTTTTCCACTGTTGACAATTTCAATAGGCACTCCATTAGTGGGAGAAATCTGCACATTCTCATTATACAATATCTGACTAATGCCTTTATCTTGAAAAGCAAGGATATTATTATTATGCGTTCTCAGAGCTGTTATACTACCCTTATTACCATCAAAATCAAGAGTGGATGCAAGAGTGATATTGGTCCAAGTATCAATAAGTTCTCCAGCAGTTTTAGTCTTAGTCCAAGTAACCACATTAGGAAATTTGTTCAATACCGAAGTATTATCAGTACTTACCTTATAGGTAAAGAAGTTATCCTTTTGATCGTATACTTGATTTAGCTTGCTAAAGTTCTCAGGGGTTGTATATAGATTAGAAGTATTGCCTCTATTATTGTCATACCTGCCATCTAGATTTACCCTTGTCTCACACATAAATGACATTATCTCAGTCACCGAGTTTTCATCTTCCAAAGTAAATGGATAAGTCTTTAAATGGTCATATCTTTGGAAGTATGTGTCTCCTTCCGAGTACCTTACAAGATAAGTATGGCTGAAGTCATCATCATAGAAATAGGTAGTTTTTCCACATGGTAACCATTGATTACTCTGTATAGCATCATCAGACTCTCCTCCAAACCTATTAGTGATATCACCTCTGTATAATTCTGCTAACCACCACCAGCCATATTGGATACTTTTAACTGTCTTATTAGGACCAGTACCTACAAAGTCTCCTATAACATCCTGAGACACAGAGTTGTATGCTTCCAAAGTATCCCAGAAGTTAGGGGCACCATTATGAGTTATTGCAACATGGTTTACAGGCCAACTACTAGATGTAGGCTCTCCATAATCATTACCATCTATGATAGTAGGCAAAACCTTATATGAGTACTTACCCAAGTAGTACTTGTCTTCAAATACAATAACAGCATGAGGGGTAGACTTGTACTTTATGTGTACAGGGTCATATGCCTTATTTATTGAGTTATCAGTGAAAGGTATGGTAGGTGTAAAGTCACCAACATATATGTCGTGGTTAGTATATGAGGCATCATTCAGATTATAGGTGGAAGATGTTACAATCTGGTAATAATCATTACCTGAATATTCAGCATTTGAAGTAATCTTATCCACATTTCCATAGTACACTAAAGTACCTTTTCCAGAATGCTCCTGAGCCTTCAATTTGAGTGGAGTAACCTCGTTTGAATTAAAAATCTGTGCATCTGCAAGTTCCCCTGAATCCCATGTACTAGTACTGCTAAGGTACAGGTTAGCGGCAGAGAATTTCAAATTGGATAGCCTCTTATACTGTAACTTGGCAGGTCTATATCCATTCTCATCTGCCCAGCCTGTACCATCAAGACCTCCACTCCTATGCCAAGGATATGTGGCAAAGCCTATCTGCATCCTTCTATATTGTGAGAGCATAATATTACCAAAGTCTCTTTGAACATTATCTATCCAGTTGATATTAGCCAATTGGCTTCTGAATGCCCAAGGGGATATGTTGACACTACCACAAGACTCCTTATAAAACCCTGTTGGTGGGAACTTCTTATTACCTGCGCCAACCGCGGTAGTTCCTGTGGTAGAAGTTACAATGTCAATATCCCCTACACTGGCGGTTACCAAAGCTGCACCTATTATCCTCAGCTTACACTTGGAAATATCATAATTCTTAACTTCACTGTTAAATTCAATATCTGGGGAATGAAGAGTAACTATTGATTGGTCTACAAAAAACTCATGTTTATGCTTCTCCACATATTCACTAAAATCTGCCAGCAAATGGTTTCCTTCTGCAAGGCGTGGAGTGGCAGGAGGGTAGGATATATTCTGTATCTCCGCATTCCTATGAGTGTTTCCTGGTATAGGACTACTATGCCTACACTCAGCCCAAGTACCTGCATCAATCAAGGAAATATTTATATTAACCGACCCATTAGGAGAATAAAACTGCTTATCATTATTTATTATACCATATCTTGACAAGGTTTGGTCACTATATAATGCCTTTTTAGGAACGTCAAATATAGGTGACACATCTGGCAAGCCTGCATCCCCAGACTCTGACCTCATCACATCAAAGGGAATGTTGGGTCTTGAGAACCAAGAAGACTGTACAAATGGGGAATTACTGAATCTGTCACCAACATTATAAACAGTGGGACATAAAACTCCTTGGCATATTACTTCTCTATCCCCTATAGAGGGATATACTATTATAGGTCTGAATCCAATATATCCTAAATCCTTTAGTTTACCAATTATGGTATCATCATTGAATGATACCTCAGGTATGCACTTATAGAATACCAGACTTGAAACACCTAAACTACCATATAAGCTATTATTACTGGGTGTTTTGGTAATCTGAGCGTCTTTTATGAATACTGGAGAAGACCACCTGCCTGACTTATGCTTAAACTGTATGCCAAATCTGTACCACTCCAAATATTTAAATACCTTAATAGTGTTAGAGTTGTTATTCAACTGAAACTTATGTTGATAATATCCAGAAGGTATTCCCAAATTAATTATGGCAACTGCATCGAGGTTTACATTTAATCCTCTGAAGTACTCTCTAATAGAGCTATCAGGCTCAATTCTATTAACATTGATATTTCCTAAGAATAATGTATTGTCCTTTTGGCACATTGTACCACAAGATATGTCTTCTCCTCCCAAGTATAATAATTCAGTAGGGTCAATACTCTCTCCAATATTACCAGTATCTGTAAAACTGATTGTTTGAGTAGAGGAAGATAACTTTATATCTTGAACTCTTTTGACAATGGGAGTTGAATCTTGTGTAGTTCTCAGTATTGAATATAATCTGACATATTCACATGCAACATCTTTAACAGACACTGTCACATTAAAACTCACAGATAAAGAATCCTCAGGACTACCTCCATTATCATGCTTTGTTATGTAATATAGAGGAGATATATCCAGTATATTGGACTCCTGAGCATTCTTGGTATAGACTGTAACACAATATTGTATTACCCCTGGCGGGAATATCCCACTATACCCTTTTTTTACATTGGTTATGTTAACAATTGAACCGAAATTCAAACTCATAACAAAGTCAAAAGAATTGGATGTGTAATCTTCTATAGAAGTAATATTGATAACTCTGGGCTGGTTTAATCCATCAGTCCAATATACTTTCTGTATGTTATCATCTTCATAGAATGACAATGTCTCTATAGGATAGAGAGGATTAAAGTTAAGATTGCCTTTGTTACTATCATATAATATTGCTCCATGCAAGCTGTCCTTGTCAAACCATATCTTATATATGTAATCTTTTCCATTGTCTTGGTCTGTAGTGAACAGTACTAGATAACCATTAATTGTAGCTTGTCCTATAGGCAATCCCTTTATAGAGTCTATACCTTCTATGTTTGATACCTCTTTAGTGCCCTTCTCATTTACTATGCTGAGCAGGGTATTATCATCAGTAGACATTATCCTTATATTCTTGTTCTCATAAGCATACTCAGAAGAGAATTTGCTTACAGACAAGTCCCTCTGCATACCCTTTATCTGCCATGTAGATTTCTTTATCATACTATTGCAATTTTATATACTCTTTATTGCCAAGAGAAGAGAATCCATTATCAAACTCACTTGTCCTTTGAATAAGAGTATTCCACATTCTGCTTATTGATTCCATTTCAGATTGTGATGGTATAGTAAATTCACTCTGTAATTGTCCTGCTGACCAAGCATATTGTTGTTGGGTGTTCTGTAATACAGCAGGAGAAATCTTTCCCATATCAAACAAAGTAGTGAACTCTTCCATCTTAATATATAGCTCAAGTGTTCTCATAAACACAGGATTGTCTATGAGCAATGGAAACCCATCCTCATCTATTGGAACAGACTTATATGAGACCATTATATCTCCTGACTTGAAGGAAGTATATATTACTCTGCCTTGTGTCTTAAAGGTAAACTCTTGTGGTCTTTTATGTCCTTCATACTTATCACGATGTTCTCTAGGCATGAAATTATCTGTCATGCTTCTAAGGCATACACCAGTCTTACACTCCTTCACCTGATTTATGGATACAAGGTCACAGGGTAATATGGCCCTAAACTCTTCTATATGCAGTACACTCTCCTTATTTAAATATAACTCTGGCATTCCAAATATCCCAATAAATGTAACTAGGTGGGATACCACTTGTTCAAGTGTAAGGTTCTGCAATAGAGGATGCCTTTTCAGTCTATCCAGTATCTGTCTGATGTTAGTATATTGAATATTATTAATCATTTATCCATCTCAATTAAATTTCTACAATCCTTTAGTTTAACACTTGAAGGCATCAATCTTGCCATCTTTTATCCTCTTCTTCAATTCTTTCCTTAATTCTCTATTGGGATTGAACTCATAAAAGGTTTGGTTATTATAGTCTGCCTTGCTTCTATTATAATGGATTTTAAATACCTCTTTCTCCTCCATTCTAACTAAAGTCCTATTATCATAAGATTCCTTGTCTTCATACCATAACCTTAATGTCTTATCCCAATCTATTGGCAAGTTGGCGACAACCTTATTATCTTTAAGGTAGATTTTGGCATCATATTTTCTCAGCTCCAGTCTTCCCATCCTATGAGGAAGATTAATATCATGTCCTTTAAGCAGCTCTTCAGCCAGATAGTTGTTGACTCTTCTTATAATGCTGTAAAACTCATGCTCAGTCAATGGCCTGCCTATGTCAAACCACTTGTTTTTCCTTATATACTTATAGGCATCATATACACCCAAGGAACCTGATACCTTATGTGTTCTATGTTCATTCAAGTGGCACACTGATGTCCTAAACTCCTTCCATTTCTTATACTCTTCCTGACAATCACTCATAGGTTACTGCTTTATTGAAACATCAGATGAATCATCCTTAGCATTGTTCTTATTATCATCAGGTCTGTATTTAGCACCCAGCACCTCTCCTACTATAAGACTTACAAGGGGAGTAACAAGGCTCTCCTCAATAGGAAGTTTCCTATCAAGCACATCACACTCCTTATTGTCTCCACATTCCAATTCAGAGGCTATGCTGGCATCTTCAAATATAGCAGTTACCTTTATCTTGGAGAGATAAAGGAATTGGGGATTCATAGAGATTAAATACAAGTGGTTATCCGGAGCAAGAGAGCAATATATTATGTTCTGTAGATATTTGTCATATCCTACATATCTCATCCTATCCCTGCTTATGAAGGTTATACTATCCTGATAGAAATCAATAGGGTATACTCTGGTATTACTGACACTTAATATATTAGGTACCTCTTCCTTACTCATAAGATAGGTTCTGCCACATGGACCAGAAGGAGATACTGATTTGGTCAAATCCAGACATATAGTCTGATAGTTGCTTTCAGGTATATACTTCTTGACATCAGAATATCTTTGCTTTATAAGGAATGCCCTATACTTATCTGCCAAAAGTATAATATGATTCTCATTGAAAGTAGAGTCATCTGATATACTCTTTACCTCATCCAGACATAAATAAACTAATTCTCTGTATGTCATAACTATATATGCATGCTTATTAATAAATAAAAAACTATTGCAAATATAGATATTTATAATCAATATTGCAATAGTTTTAATTGAATCTTTTGCAGTAAGCAAATATATAACTTATATAGCAGGAGTTCTAGGTTTGTTACCTTGTGTGAATCTTATCATGCCATCATTAGATATTCTGATAGATCCCTCTTCACTATACACAGCAGAGCTTTCCTCAGTAGGAGGATATGGTATTAGGCATGAAGTACCAAATATACAATATAGGGCATTATTCATGCTATTGTAGTCCTTATCATCTATAAAGGCAGACATTGGGCCACTAGTAAGCTCTTCTATCAAGGACAAAAGCAGTAACTTATTGACATCATTATAACATACATATCCTGTATTTGAAAGTACATTGAAGTATGTAGTTAATGCCCTTTCCAATACATTACTTAAGTTATCCATAATGAACACTTACATTTAGTACTTGTATCATCTGTTATCACACAGTTCCTAAAGAACTTGTTCCAATACTTTATTGCCAAAGTATAGTTCCCTGTCTTTAAGGAAGTAGTAAAAGCCTTCAGTTGAAGGTATTTGTCTATAAGCTGCTTGGGAATATTGCAAGTCTCCTCTACCTGTCTGATGCCACCCATCAGTGACTTATAAAGGTTATGCATATTGACAGCTATTCCTAAATCATAATATCTGTCATATCCACATGGAGTATCAGGTGCCATTATACCTTTGACAGTAATATAGACAAAGAATAAGTCCTTACCAAAATCTACTGCTGCATTGAAATCTGTCTTGTCTAGGATTAATGTCACATGCTTGGAATTACCATCAATGCTTTTTGTATATACACTGCTTGATGATGGCCCAAAGGTTATGAAGGTATCCTGAGTATCTATGACTACTGAGTCAATATAGACATCATCATAGAAGGAGTATGCTTCTATAGAAGCATCAATTACCAACTGCCTGCATTCTCCTGAGACTTTTAATGTAGCAAATCTTATCATATTACACAAATTAGGTAAATAAAAAAAAAGGAGACTATAAAAGTCTCCTTATTTGTATCTCGCTTTTAGGAGATGCCTGCAATAGTAAGTCCTGTAGCAGTTTCCACTGCACTGATTATCTGATTGAGAACTGCTTTATCTGCGCAAGCAATAGTTATTGTCTTTTCAGACTTTTGTGCTGACTCATTGCTGCCTACATAGGCATAGTGTATATCAAGCACATTATATGTCTTACTTGGGTCTACCAGATAAGTGGTAGGAATGTTGTTAGGCCAGCCAATGCCTCTGTAGATGTCTCCTCTTTCACCCATACAGAAGTACTCTAAATCTGCAATAACCTTACCATTACCTATTGTACCATTGGTACCCATTTCTACAGTACCCCAAATTCTCTCATCCCCATCTACAATTATTTCAACTGGCTGTACAGTGAAATATACTGGTGTCTGAGACATAACACCTAATCTCCAAGGCTGTTCTACCTCAGTAATTCTGATGCTGTCAATGTCAACTACAATTGCTGAAGTACCATCATAGTATGGGTTAGTACTATTACTCTTACCATTATCCTTAGTAAAAGGAGTTACTGTCATATAACCATTTGCATCAAATCCTCCCTTGCTCTTAGTTGCAGCACTATGCACCTCAATCTTAATCAAGGGAACTATTTCCCTGCTAAAGTTTTTAGCAATAGATTGAGCAAGAGTCTTGTAGAATACATCAGCAGTCATGCCAGAATAAGCATGAACCATGCCATATTTGAAGTATTGGTCCTCATCAGACATGCCCACATACTGTTTAAATGCAATTCTTAGGATATAATCCTGACCTGCAACTGGGGCACCACCATTAACACTTGAATCCAATGCTATGGTAGCTGACTTCATCTTGTAAGCCATGCTGTCAGCACTAGTTGCCTTTGCATAGAGAATGTTTTCTATATCTATAAGGTCACTTCTCATTCTGTTATCAGCTCCCTTATATTCAAAATACAGGTGTTTCTTTTCAGTATCATTTGATACTGCAATAGCACCAGCAGTATCAGACTCAATTACATGAGGAGTCTTAAATGCAGTTGCTACATAAAATTGCCTTACCTGATTCACACTAAATGTTGCCATTTTAATTTAATATTAAATTACACAATAGTTTATTTTGTTCTGTTTGTATCCAAACCCTTGCTTGCTATTGCAAGTCCTACTGCCCTATCAAGTATTACCCTATGCAATGCAGGATGTAAATCACACTCTGTTATCTTGCTTTCTCCATTTATGTTTAGATGGGCAGGCAATGCTACCAATATAATTGGGTTGGGTTTAGATAGGTACCTGACTAAGTACCTGCTTATATTATACTTTGATACTATTTCTGCAATCCCATTATCAATATCAAGTCTCAGGACTCTCCTGTATCCCGGACCCCTGAATGGATTGTTATATGTATTGTAGTAATCATCCAAGGTAGTGGGTACCACAAGTACTTGGTTACCATTCTTACAGCCTAGCTTATCATCCCTCAGTTCAACTGATTCATAAACTATAAACCACAAGTCACTAGGTAACTTGAAGAATACAGACTTATCAGATATTCCAGTAATGTCTGCTATTTTTTTAGTAGTAGTATAAGTCTTTACCAAGTTGCTCAGGTATCTCCTTATTTCCTCAGTCTCTTCAAATGATTCCCTGAATGGATTCTTACCATTGTATAATTCCACTAACAGGTCTTCTTGGGCTTTTGTAAGAAAGATTGATTTCTCATACTCGTTGAACTCAATTCCACCTGAAGAGTAACTGTTCAATAGAACATCAAATTCATTAGAAAATTCCTCAGTTGTCATTATTCACTTCTTTGTCCCAGTTCAACACTACTTTTCAAATCTCCCATATAAGCAGATTTAGCTAACTCTACTGCCCTTTGAAGAATTTCAGGATGTAGTTCACTATTCAAGACACATGGAGATTGCTGTGATTCTCCATCTACTGATACACCAACCAAGTCCTCCAATACTATTGGCTTAGGCTTGATTAGGTATGTGATAAAGTAAATGGCCTTGGTACTCCCTGGACTTTCACCTCCAGATTCTCCTAGGAATTGTTCATCTGCATCATGCAATATAAACCTAAACCCATTGTACTTTGTAGGAATTACAGTCTGGTCTCCAGACCCTTTAGGGTCCCCAAAAGTCTCTATAACTCTCCACACTTGCCTCTTTAGAGGTCTTCCATAGGGCTTGCTCAGGTTATTAAGCAAACCATCTAATTTTATAGGCACTACCTGATAGTACTTGTCTACATTGTTATCTGTATCCTTAATGATTATCCTTTCTGATACCACTAACAGTATTTTGTTAATAAAGCTAGGGGCATTGAATAACACAGCTTCAGGAGCACTGCCATAGATATTTCCGGGGATTGTGACATTCTCCATAACATCAGTTCCCCTCTTGGAATCCACCTTTATCAATGGACAGGCTTCTTGCACTAGAAGAGTAGAGAAATCTATTTGTCTTTTGGCAGAACCATCAAACCCTTGCTGGTACTTGTTACCTCCTTGGGTAGAAGTAAAGTAGTTCTTTACTATCTCATTCTGAGCTTTTGTGAGAAACACAGACTTTTCATACTCATTAAGGCCCGGAGCTTGGTTACTGGATATATTATTGTAGAGAACGTCAAATTCATCTGAAAACTCCTGTAGTGTCATAATCTTATATTCTTCTTTATTTTAACTTGGCCTCCAAGGAAAACTTGATTTCCTGATGTTTTGGAGAGTTCAGGTACTTGGCTGCTGTATTCAATGTAGGTTCCTCATTAGCCTCACATAGTGGAGTATTGTCACTTCTCAAGTATAGGAAACCTCCTCTATTTGAAATTAATCCTGCTTCTATACTCTTCTTGATGAATACCTTAGTAGGTAACATTGGGTCAGTGATAACCTTCAGGAAGAGCTTGTTATTGGATTGAATAAGCTCATTAGCCTTAGCCTGCAAGAACTCTAGTTTAGCATTTTGAGATGTAGGTCTTCCATCAATAGTCTCTATGATAACTCTCAAAGTATCCACATCACTCTCAATCTTTCCAAACTCCTTATAGCACTTCATTGTAGTGCTCATATTATCCTGAGCAGTCTTTGTCTCATCATTCTCAGAGATGATGACAAACTGATATGAAGCCTTAGGTCTATCTTGCAAAGCCTGCAATGATGGTGCAACAAAGTCCTTGTTAGCCAAGAGTATTTTATATCTTATATAATCTTCCGGATTGGACAGGTTAAGGTAATTATCCTGCTTTGTCAGTCTTACCTTATTTATCCCACTCTCATTAGAATCATCCCAGAAGTTATCTACCTTCTTATAGATACTTAGAGCATTGTATTCCAAGCCCATTACATCTTCCAAGAATGCCTTTTCCTTGTCTGTAAGTACATTGATATACATGCCTGATGACAGTCTGGGTACTACAAATACTCTAACAGACCCTTCTGCCATACCTCCAGCAAGAAGATGTTTAGGGTTAGTCCCCCATATTCCTCCTAGTTTGGGAATGAATCTGACAATTACTCTCTCATTTCTTAAACAGCTTATCAACTGCTCATCACCATCCTCTTCTATATTTCTCACTTCCTGTGAAGCTTTTGGTTTTCTCCTTGTAGGTTTTTCCTCCTCTTTTGGCACTTCCTTCAATGGTAGTGCTGTATCATCTACTTCAAAACCAAGTGTACCATAATCTACTTCTTCCTTTTCCTTTGACATATCTTCTCCTTATTTAATAGAAATAAAAATAAATTAAGGGAAGCAGGAGTTACCCCTACTCCCCTTTATAGTTTATCCTTGCAAAATAGCAGGAATCAATGACATAGTTCTTGTTGGGTCAAGAACACAGATACCAAGAGTAGCCATTCTGTGTATTATAGCAGCATCCTCATCAAATGACATGTAAGGATTGCCTATCTGTCCTGTAAATGGATTTCTCACATTTTTATGTTACTATTACATCGTGTCCATGTAATATCTTTAGCTTTCACTAAAGTTCGGACTATATCTTCATCATCTATTTAGATGAGCAAGGCATTTCAGCATTACTTAATGCTTACTCCCATCTGGGATAGTCTCTGAACCTTCATATATGCTATTATATATGCTTGGCTGCTGATTATCCAATCTTTCACATTGTTTCTTTTTATGAATTATGTTTTTAAGAGATTGATATTCTATATTAAAGAGTTTAGCAATCTGATTGACTGTATAAGTCTCTCTAAGTTTATCTATCTGACTTATTTGAAAATCTGTTAGAATCGTCTTCTTAGGAACTTTCTTACATACTCTTCTTGACCCAAATCTAAAAGAATGTATTACGTTTTCCTTTGGAGTTACCCACTCTAGATTTTCAATCCTATTATTTTGTCTGTTTCCATCTATATGATTAACTGCTTGCTTATTATCTGGATTAGGGATAAATGCTTTAGCAACTAATCTATGTACTGGTTGTGAAGTCCAAGTTCCATCCAATTTCTGAACTGAGACTCTACAATAACCATCTCTATCTTTTGGAAACTCTGTTAATATTCTCTCTTTTCTACTCTTATTGGCAGCTTTCCATATTCTACCAATTGAGCTTACTCTAATACCCTTATACTCTTCAAGGGACTTCCATAATTCTTTAACTTCCATATTTAAATGTTTGAAGTTTAAAAAGCAGTGAAAGCTCTAAGGAACTTCCAGCAATTAACCTTGTTTTATTTTTTAGCCTCTCTTCTGTTTCTAGGTCAGGCTATGGGAACTGAGAAATGTGCAAAGGCTTATGCAGCCATTAATCCCCATTGGTAACCTCTATATTCATTATCACCCTTAATCTTACACTTGAAGATATTAGGTTGGTCCATAGTACCAATGTACATAATATCATATCTGTAAGAGAAGGCAACACCACCCTGTGGGTGTGGTATCTTATTTCTAACAGGGTCATCATAGAATGGGTCTACATCAATCTTAACCCTTACACCATTAGGTGCTCTATACTCTACAAATTGGAAACCTGCACTTAGAGCATTTTGATGCAACTGAGACTGAGTCTTTTGAACAACACCAATAGAGTTGTTATCAAGAACAAACTGTGTCCAACCTGATACTGTCTTCAACACTTCCTTGTGGAATTGGATAGCACCTCTTTCACCAGTCTTGATTAGGAAGTACCTATCACCAAAGTCTAATTTAGAAGCAGAAAGCTCATATAGGGCATCCTCAAGAAGCTTCAAGCTAAATACATTATAGTACATAGTATTAGCAACCTCCATCTGCTCAAACAAGCCAGCACCAGTCCTGATTACACCACCAGACTTACCAATGTTCATATATTCACCATTGGAGTTTCTGTTGCTTCTACCAAAGGCAAGAGCATTGTTCTTGTACTCAGAGAATTGCTGTTCTACCTCAAAGTCTACATTGTGCATCCACATTTTAGCTACTGACTTGGTATATCTACCATCAGTCTCCTTGATAATAGGAATACCTACAGCCAACTTCTTGTTCAGCATTGAACCCGGAACCTTGTGTTGGATTCTCACTACAGACCACTCATTTCTCATAGAAACAGGGCTTGTGTATCTTACATCACCAACTTTTCTTGATAGTTCCTTTTCTACAAATGCAGCTTCAATAGAGAATCTCTCTCCTGCAAGTAGCCTTTCAGCAGGAACTCCTGCTGTATTACCTCCAGCAAGTTCTACCTTATAAACTGCATTGGTACCTTCCATTCTAGGGTCTCCTAAAATTCTGAATTGGTACAGTTCATTTAGATTACCCACAATGTACTCACCATCTGCAAACCAGTCCTCAGGGAAAACAAGATAGAAGGGAGAAGTACCCTCTCCAATCATGCTACCATCATCTTCAACCTTTGTTCCATCCTCTTTTCTTGCCTCTACCAAAGGAATATTCCTTCTTGAAGAACCAATAACGTCCCAGTAATATTCACTGTCATCCTCAAACTCCTTTACAGGGAACTGATTCAAGAATGAATCAAGTGTCTTTCCTCTATAGAAGGCTAGCAGTTGTACCATTAGGTTTGTAGCTCTCTGAGGAGCTAACTGATAGATAGAGCCTAGGTGATTTTCTTTAGTCAAACCCTTCCAATGTTGGAAGCTTACCATCTGAAACTTACCTAATTTTCCAGCCATAAAATAATTGTTTATTAGTTAAAATTATAATCTTTACTTAGATTTTAAATATTCTTCATACAAATCCTGAAGTCCCAAGTCCTCCCAAGTCTTATTCAACTTGTAAGTAGTACCATCCTTTAGTTTAGTCAATTCTTCATCGTAATAGGAAAGGGATGCAAACAATAACAGGACTTCATCTTTGGAAGTCAATGCCTTTCTTATGCTTTCAGGATTAAATCTTTCAGACTTCAAGTCTTTTCCATTCCTAAAAAGCAATACAGGAATGAAGCAGCCTCCACCACATGAAATGAAAGCTTTTGTATTATCTGTGTTCCAAAGTATCCTTGAATTGGTAAATTCAGAAAACAACATTATCGGAGTAAACTTCTGTAGTTTAAAACCTGGAGTCATAATTTCTGAAGGTGGTTCATCCAAAGAGCCTTGAGATAGTTTCTTTATATCATTACTGTCAGTAATGGGTGTTACTGATACATTGTTACCCATTGAGTAAATAAGATACATCCCCGGCATGACAATACTACTACTATACATTCCCCAAATTCCAAAACCGGGAGTGACAGATTTATTGGAGTCATATCTGGAATGAATCATATTTGCTATGAATATCTTAGTCTTATCTTTTACATTGGTAGTATCAATACGACTAAGTTTATTGACACATATTACCCTATAGCTTTTAGCAGGACCTAATGTAAATACATATGGAAGTGAAGGATTATCCGTGTTCTCACACACCTCTATAAGTGAAGAGTAAGAAGCAGACTTATCCTTATACACTATGTTTGTTTTTTTCTCTGTTGGGTAGGAGATTAGGGTCTCCTTCCCATTGTATCAACCTTTTTATCCTCGGCATAATTGTTTAGACATCTATTTTCCAACCTTTACCTATGAATGATTCAGGGTCTTCATCTACTCCACTAACAAACTTCAGATTACCATCTGAGTTTCTTGCAGTGTTATTAATAGCGTGTTCCAAATCCCTCAGGCCATTCTTTACCTCTTTCTTTACCTTGCCTTTTACCAGACCATCAAGGCTCTTGAACCCATCAGTCAATGTAAAAATCAGACCCAAGTACTTCAGGAAGTCTACTCTGTTATCCTTTTCATACTTCTGAATAGCAGTATAATACTCTCCAGTTTCAGGGTCTTTATATATAGGCTTGGATATGTTATCATATATCTTCTGCCTTGTCGGCTTATCTATTGACAAGTCTCCCAATATATTCTTTCCATTGAGAATAGACTCCTTTAGTTTATTAGCCTGTTCCTTCCTGTTCTCTTCTTCCTTCTGTGCCTCTAACTTGGCATCCTCAATAAGGTCATCATATTTACCCTTGAAGTATTCAGTATTACTCTTCAATGCTTCCTTTGCATCCTCAATATCAGTACCAGCATTAAAGGATTTCTGTACTTCTCTTGTGGCTCTTTCTCTGCTGTAACCCCTATTAATGAAGTCCTGAAAGATAAGATTCTTTCTCAACTCTTCACCTTTATCACTCTCATCAGTGATATTTTCCTCCTTAACACTGTCAAGGAAGTTCAAGGTATTCTCATACCTTTTTATCTCTGTGGGTTCAATGCCATAATTAAGTGCATCATCAATCCTCTTCTGTCTCTCTTCAAGACCAGCCTTGATTTGCTGTTCCACTAAGTCCCTGAAATCTTCAGGCTCCTTGACTTTAGAGAGGACTTCATCATCAAGGTCTGGAAAGATACCTTCCTCCTTCAAGGCTTTAGCAATGGAAGAGTAGATAGTTTTTTGGGGAGAAGTGCTATCCTCTCTAGAGGAAGTATCTTCCTTTCCTTTTGTATTATCCTTTCCACTACCTACGCTCTCTGGCTCATCTGTAAACAAGTTATCTACATCAATAACCTCAGTAGTTTCTTCGTCTTTCTCTTTATTCTTTTTATCCTCCTTACCATCCTCTTGGTCAGGAGTTACTTCATCTTCAGGCGAAGTATCCTGTACTTCATCATCTACAAACAGATTCTCTATTTCCTCTGCTCCTAGAATATTGTCTAAAATCAATTCTTCTTCCATAATCTCCCATTATGATATAATTAAACAATGCAAAGTTATATAGAATTTTACACCCATACAATATAGTAAATAAATTACTTTGCAAGCACAAATAAGATACTTATTATATATGCAAAAAGAAAGGGCAAGATTATACCTTGCCCTTGTCCTATCAGTAGGCAAGGAACATATATCACATATAAAATTTAAAAAGAAAACAAAAAAAAAATACCTTAAGCTGACATTGGCATTAACATTACCTGAACTATTAGTAGAATTGAAGTTAGCTAAGCTAGCACCAGAACCATTATTAGCCTTGCTACTAACTAGTTTTTACAATTAGAACTAACCAAGTCATATAATATATGTCCTACATAGTGAAACTATGATTTTCTTTTCTTTATCAAATCAGCTTATCAGTGTTAAGCACCTAAAGCCGACATAGGCATTAACATTACCTGAACCAGTAGTAGAACGGAAGCGAGCCAAGCCAGCATCAGAACCATCATAAGCCCCGCCACCAACCAGTAGCGTATTCTGAGTATCATCGTAATCTACCCAGTAATGGTCACACATATAAGTAGTTGCAGAACCGTCAACACTAACAGGTATTATATCTGCATACTCCCCTAATGCCCACTTTGTAATATACCCTCCTGTATGTCCTGATACTACTACTCTATCCGCATTGGTAGGTGCATCTGACAAAGTATCAGTGAACTTATCAGGGTCATTTATAATATACACATAGTTTGGTGTGGACTCACTGGCACCGACAGGAGTATCTATTAGGATACCATCCAGATTAGTCCAAATATCTCCAAACACGTTATCAAATCCTCTCCACCTTGGTACTTTGAAAGTTACGGTACTGATATCATCTGAAGCAGGAATTACTAAGTCCTTAATTCCAGTAAAGTTACCAAACTCATTACAATACCCACATGGAGTTATTGGGCATTTGCCATTATAAGTATTCCAAACAGTATCACCCCAAGTAGTAACTCCATTGCCAAGCCCTCCCTGTCTATATCCATCTTCAGTCAAATCTTCAACATAGTTTGCCTGACTATTGAAGTTTGCATATTCTATAACATACAACCAATAGAATATTGATTTGTAGTACTCATAAGTAAGCAACATCTTGCCAGCATTTTTGGCATAAGTTCTGAAGTTTGCCCTACTAGTGTTTGTTCTAGGTTTTCCTAAATTAGTCCTGAATTTATCCGATTCCAAGTAGGTATCACTGCTAGAGCTATTATTTCCTCCTCTACAATAAGAAGAGGTATTTACAACTGAAATAGCACTATTTACTTGAAGTGTAGATAAATAGCCCATATCCTCAGGCACTTCATTAAGTACAGTACTCCTATAAGCATCTACCAACATATGAGGAATCCTTATAGCATAAGGAACTACTTTTTGGGTAGACACATATACTCTGGATTTGGTTCCTTCCGTTTCAGACCACAAATAAAATTCAGGTACTTCTACCTGTACAGTACCATCATATCCATCCAATCTGGAATCTGTACCATCTGCTTTCTTAGACCAGTCATTTGGGTCCAAATAATACATTATCCTTTTACCTTGGCATACACATCCTCTTAATGCTGATTGTATTGGGAGAGACTTATGCAGGCTCATGTTACCTATTCTAGTAAGTACAGGGCTACTGTTGGTAGAATCCCATTCCACACCATAAGCTAGCAAATTCTTTGGGTCAGATAGGTTATCTAACTTAGCCTTATCCTCACTTGATATAATACCTGCGGTATTACTGTCAGCCAAAGGTATGCTCCACTGGCATAATGAGGTAGGAACTTGTGGTACCTCACTTACCCCAGGATTAGCAGTAAGTTCTATACTAAGGGACTCGGAAGTGGAAACTTTACCAGCCTTAAATAATTTGAATATATTAGGGAATAGGTTTACTGTGGTATCTCCAATTGTCAGGTTTATTGTGGCATCCTGCTGACTGCTAGTCCTATTATACCAGCTTAAAGATACTGGAACACTTGAAGGGTCTATTACAATATTACCTTCTCCTAACATAGATTCTCCATTCAAGGTCTTGATTTTAGTAGTGCCTCCTGCTGCATGTAGGATGTCAGTACTGGCTTTGCCACCCACTGATATTCCAGAACCATTATACACAGTACTCCCACTATCTAATGGGAAGGATATGTTGCTGCCCTTATCCATTGTACCTCCTGATAAGGGCAAATACTTCTTTATTTGCTCACCTATGGAGTCTTTCAAATCACTTACCTCTTCCTTAGTGGCATAATCAGTCAGGTCTATTGTGGTAGGACCAACAAGCTCCCAATGGCCATCAGGATAAGTCTCATCCTTTACCCATAGATATTCATTATACCTATTATCTTCTGTAGAGTCTTCATTGGGAATAAAATATATCCTGTTAGGTCTACCTGTCTCTGGTAAAGTAGGCAGTATTGATGCTTTAGGAAGATGCTTTAATGTACCTATAATTGCTGTTGCCATATTTTAATATCCATATTGAAGAACTCCTGAAGGAGCATTTATAACACCTTTACATATCTCTGGATTCCATCCAACACCTAGAATAGTCTTTATGCTATCCTTTTGTCCTGCTGGAATTATAGTAACCTCCACATCATCATCAGATATATTCTTCAGTAGGAAGTTGACTCCGGGATTGAAGTTCCCTGAAGGAACCTCCTTCAGTACAGATATTTGAAGGCTATTTATAACTTGATTTGAAACTATTCTTGCATCCATAATCATTTACCTCTATTGTTCTTACCTTTTCCTTTGCAACCACACTTCTTTGCCATATCATAGAATTTTTATGGTTATTTTCTCACCTCTATTCTTGCCCTCTTGAAGTAGCTTATATAGCTTCCTGAATGTATCCTGACTATTCAGAACCTTACCAACTTCAGAGTTTACACCTACCAAGAGACATCCTGAAGTATCCTTATCTGTATTACCTGCATGTATAAGGATACCATCAAACCCCTTTACATTAAGAAGTCTGGGTAATTTGCCATTGCATGTCTCTTTGTAGAAAGATTTAGGCCCAAACTTAGGGCTATATACATCTAAAGTTACATCATAAGTTCCACTAGGGATTGCTGTAATGCCTGATTTCTTTAAGGATTTGATTTTAGCGACACTCATGCTGTCATCTAATCCTCTATCAATGTCTTCAAGTACATTACAGAACCACTTCCCATCTACAAGTAGGTTACTTATCGTGTAACTCTGTTTCTTCCATTTCCTGTCTACTATCAGTTCCATTTTGCTCATTAAGTAAATTCAAGTTTCTTTTTCTCAACTGACAAGTAAGGTCAGTACAGATGGAGTTCATGAGACTGAACATCTGCTTCCTTAAATCCTTTATCTCCTGTTCCAGCTCTGCATTTCTTTTAAGAACCTCGTCAAGCCTGTTCTTGTTGTCGTCAGACAACTTCTTATAAAACTCCAAAGACTGCTGCATGTTCTCTATGAGGTTATTATCTACCTCACTATTATACTTTCTTCTTGCAAAGAACCAAGAAGTCCAACCACTGATTACTGTGGTTATTATCCCTACTCCTCCAGTAATTAATATACCTAGGTCAATCACGTCATTTAATTATTTCAATAAATTTTTGCTGCTTATTATTCACATAAGGACTATTTTCCACAATAGTAACTTCCACCACTCTATGTTTCTTCTGAAACCATCTAAACAGAAAAAATTTCTTAGGAGGATTTACAGTCTCTTTCTTGCTATGTGTAACTATGTATTTCTCACTTACAAATTTAGGATGCACTGCAATGACATTGGGAAATTTCATTCCCAGCTTCAACTGATACCATTTATCCCCAATCAGAGTATCAACATGAAATGTTGTTTCACTGAATATGGTATCTTGGAAAGTAACAGTATCTATCCTTTCTGATGTAGATAACAGATATTGTAAGTATTGCAAATCCTTATCCTTTATCTTCAACTCCTTTCTAATCCTGTCCATTTCAACAGTAATGGAATCACTGTAATACTCAAGCTGCTCAGCAGTTAGCTTATACACTCTATTTTCCTTCTTCAGGGAACTGTTCTCCAAGGAGTATGCCTTATTGTTATTCATTGCAACAGCCAACTCATCAGACATTTTCTTATACCCATTGCAGTAATACATGGAACAGGATATGGAAGCCAGCATAATCACTGATATAATACTTACTAATATCTTTCTCATAGCTATGTAGTTGGAGTAAATGATCTTAATTCGTTGTAAACTATAGAACCCTTGAAGTTGTATAATTGCCGATTAGAATTGACATTAGTGGGAGGTGCATCCATGTTTGAACCTACTGAATAACTCCCATTAGATTTTCCATCATCCATCAATGGAAGCATAGCACACCACACAGAATTAGCAGCATTACCATTAGAATCACCTATTGCTTGTGTCTTTGTGTAATTTGCACCATTAAACAGGTTACTGTAAACAGAACTATTTCTCATAATAGCATTAGCCAGCTTATATATGTTGTTACCTAACATAAGATTGGTAATGTTCTTATTATTATACTGAATCATGGTATTTTGGTCATTATACAATACTATGTATAACCTAGCTAGTGAGGTGCCTGCAACAACAGATATTTTCATGCCTGAGAATAGCATATACTGTACACCATAACTGTCATCTCTACCACCATTAGTAGGAGTATATACACTTGAAGAAATCTGACCACCATCAACAGGTGTTGCACATAAGACTGCCTTAGTCTGTGATAATTGGTCAGAGTCACTAAGATATGTAAATCCTCGAGGAGTGCCACTTTCAACTCCAAAAGAAACCCTCACCTCAGGAATTGTTATTTCATATTTAGTTGTTACTATAGCAGGCTTTATATGCATTTCACTCACAAAGTTTTTTATTTTATACCCTTGTAGGGAGTAGGTATCAAATATATCAGAATGGCCTGCAAGCCAAGAGGCTGTACAAAATTGTTTTGTAGCAGAAGGTAGGGAACCTCCTACCTTCTTTACTGCCTCTATTTGTGTCATGAATTCTCTTCCCATACTCTTCTCATAGAATTTATCGTATCCTCAAGATATTCTATCCTGCTCTCCAGTTGCTTGTTCCTCATTACAACCTCCTGTAATGCCTTGATTGCCAGCACACCAAATCTATCATATTCTACCCACTTGGTATCATATTTATCAGCTCTGCTGTGGACCATAGTAGCATATACACCACCCAGTGACAGAAGCTGGTCAGCCTTCACACCAAAAGTGCATCTTATACCATTTTCATCAGGGTGTTCCCATATATACTTTATGACATTTAATGACATCAGATTGTCCAGCACATCAGGCATACATGTGACTTCCCTTTTGAATCTCATATCAGAGCCTGAATTACCAGCACCTGACTTAAAGTCCTGATATACTGACCATCTATTACTCCTATTAACCAGAGCTAAGTCATCTTCCACAATTGTTGAAACCTCCAACATGCCCGCCTCTCCAAATCTAGCAAGAGAACCTAGGTTACCAGCATCCTTATCTTCGTAGGCTAGCTCTGCCAATGCAGAACGCATACTGACTAACCCATTCTTTGAGGTACTTACTACACTATAAGTAGTATTCTCCCAAGGAACATACACTGAAAGTACCTTATTACCACCTGTTCCTGTACTACCTGATGGATAAGCAAGCTGAACAGGATATATTCTGTTCTGTAGACCAAAAGTAGTAGCAGCAACAGTAGATATTGTGCTAATCTCAGTGCTGGATACCTTTACACCACCTAGTGTAGTAGGTGTTGCCTTCTCTAGGGAGAAAGCTGTTCCTGATAAACTAAGTCCAGCTCCTGCTGAGTAAGTTGTGTTATTGTCAGTCCAAGGGACATTGACATACATCTGATTTGAGGAATTAAGCTCAACAGAATAATTCTTGCCACTCTTAGGATACCCAATCCTAACCAATCCTAGTGTAGCTGAGGTAGCTACTCCATACTCAGCTGGCTTTCCTGCTGTTGGAGCATATATGTCAGTATTGGTACCATTAATATTAATGGTACCTATCTTTGTACCTGAAGACAAAGACCTACTGAATGACACAGCATCTGCACCTGCTTGGATTCCATCAAGCTTGGACTTATCACTAGAACTCATAAGTCCATTGGCACCAGTAGTAGCAACACCATATGTTGTATTTGTATCTGCCCATGGTACATTAACATAAGCCTTACCAGAACTATCCAACTCTACAGCATAATTCCTGCCATTATCAGAGTACCCTATCTTTATACCTCCTAATGCTGAACTAGAAGCTTGAGGTATAGAAGTTATACCTCCTGCACCAATCTCAGTCCAAGAAGACCAGCTAGTACCATTATATCTCCTAGCATATATAGTATTATTAGCGTATAATGTCTGACTTACAGAAGTATTTCCTACTCCATCTTTGAATACTTGGAGAGCAAAATTATTGACTCCAGAGGGCTTGTTAGTAATACTATTACCTTCACTAGAATAGTATACTCCTAATTTACTTAAAGTATTATAGTTATTCAAGTTTTCACTGTTGCCAATTTGCTTAGGAGATACTGTACTTGCATTCCAATCATATATGTTCCCATTAAATATGATGACATTATCATCATCTATAGGGAAATACAATATATTAGGGTAACTACCAGCAGAGTTACTTATTGCAGTAGCCCTGTTGGTAGATACATTTACTATAAACTCTTTACCTTTTGCACTCATAACTTTTTTTACTCTATGATAATGGGGATGTCCTTAGAAGCCATAAGCACCAAATCAGTACCTGTTGAGAAATACATTCCGCTGTCATGGATATATACTTTGCCCGGAATAGGTGAATTGTCTCCCCGCTTCACCAAACCCGCGTTGACCAAAGCTGGATTGGGACTGCCCGAAATAGCCCAGTTGTTATAGTACTTGCCGTCAGTCCCCTTGTAGGTGAACTTCTTCATGGTACTCAACCATACTATAGTACCCCCAGCAGTAGTAGTACTATTTAATACAATAGTCTTTTCCCCTGCTTCAATTGCATCAAATGATACAGGGAACATCTCTGCATAATTGGCTATTTTGGCAAATGCCTCCGTGGAAGGTACTTGGCTGGTGCTTGGTACTTTTACTGCCAAGTTGTAATCCACTACATCCGTCTTTTTCACCTGTGCATCATTGGTCACATTTCCCAAGCCCACCTGCGACTTTGTTACTCCATGTGGGTTATTCTTGTTTCCAATATGGCTGTTTAATTCAGACTTAGTGGCATAAGTACTGCTTGCATCATTCTTGGAAAGATATGTACTCAAATCAACAGTACCTCCCAATGGGTCCCAATTTCCTTCATCGTGGTCAGATGAGCTAGTTGCTATAATACATACAACATTGGTATTTGCAGGATATGGCTTACCACCTAAAGTAAAGGCATTAGTCACACTCCAAACATCACCAACCTTTGCATCAATAAGTGCTAGTACATCAGATAAGTTAGTCTTAGTACCCCTCACTCTATACACATTGCCCAAACCTGAGATTCTGTCATTAAGAACCTTACCTTGAGCTGCTGATAAGGCTTTTGAAGCGTCAGTAGTAGTAAGGTTATTCACTACATCACTCTTAGCCAACTTCTCATCCTGCAATTTCTTACCCATTGCAGCCGAAAGGGGTGCTGTAGTAGAAGTAAGGGTTAGGCTATTTACAACATCAGCTTCCCTTAACAAGGAACTATTTTCTACTGATTCTACCACGTACTTTGCAGGAGTAGATATATTGATTGAAATATATTTAGTATTGTAGTAATTATCAGTTATATATAAATACATATGTATAGGTTTTTCCTCTTCATAGCCTAATGTCACAATACCCTGATAATAATCTGGAGATTCATTAAGTCTAAAAACCCCTATAACGCCTGTATCTACAAAGCTTTTTATATTACTATTATCTAATCCATTTAAAGCATTTACTATATCCTGATGAGAGGAACTAGTACTTAGAGTATAGATGCTATCTTTAAAAAGATGCACCCCATACTTCTTTCCATTAAACCACACACTGTTTTCATCAGTACTAAAACTCATTAGGTTTGGGGTAGTACTCTGTACTGCCTTACCTTGTGCGGAAGTTTTTGTTGCCGCTACTCTTAATTTTTGTCCGTTTGCTGCCAATGCTTCTATATCATTCATTGGCATAATTGAGTTAACAATTTCCATTCTTTTTTTTTTTTTTTTTACTCGATAATAATAGTACCTGCTGCTCCACTCAATAGGTCTTTCAACAGGATTATCTTATTCTCACCACCTGAGACAATGGCTACCATATCATCTTCAGATACTTCTTCTGTTACCTTAAACTCTGTATCCTTGACTCCCAACTGAGCCAATTTGTCTCTAATTTCTTCTATTTGATTCTTAGTGAACATGTTACTCTATAATCACTTTAAGATCTTGACCTAATACAGGTTGCCACTCTCCATTGACAAAGTATAGCAACTTGCCATCCCTTAACCATAGATTCTCTATAAGAGGCTCTCTATTATGGGAAGCAACAACCTGTTTCTTTTTCATCATTTCCATACTACACCTCAATATAATCTACAAGGTACTTGCCCGGGGAGTCCTCCTTAATTGTAATAAAGCACCCTGAACTGGCAGTGCCCTCACCCTTATAACCACTGTAGTAGCAATAACACAAATAAGGTGGTACTAAATCAGGAGAGGAATTAAGGGTAATACCCTGTATTGGATATAAGGCTTCATTACTAAAACTAGCACATTCACCACTCATGTAAATCACTTCTCCAGCATTCAACCTTCTACATATTTTAGGAGTGAAACCTGCTTCAACCAACTGCTCTTGTGTAACATTAGGACTACTGGATACCAACTCCATTAGTTTTGTACCTGTAGGTGTAAGCACTGCAACATTAGACTTACTCTCTAATTCTGTTACCCTATTATTAAGAATCCTACCTTGGTTGGCAGAGAGAGGCTGCTTAGTTTCTAAACTATTCAAATTATCTACAACAGAATTCGCAAAGAGCACAGTATCACTAATAAGAAGGATTACCAAGTCCTCACTAATTAAATATATAAAATACTCATCCTGTACCGTAATAAATAAAGCGTAGCCTTCAATTGCTTGGGCAGTTAAGCCTATACCTGTATAGGCTGCACCTTGTGAGTAAATACTGGTGATAATTGCCTTTCTACCTAAGACAGCTTTTGTAAACTCATCCCAATTCCCTACAATAGATTCTACGTCTGTTGTAGACCATCCTTCTGTTGTTTGAAGGTTACCCGGTAGAACATATACATCGGAAGAGCCATTACTAGTAATGGCTTTCCAGCCATTGCTAGTATAGTACTTCAACTCTCCATTATTAATCCAGAGGTCACTTGTACTTGGAGCTTTTATATCTTGTATAATATCTCTAAATCTTTTCATTGCTTATTATTGTTATTAGAAGTTGCTTTCTGCTTATTTATTTGTTTTTCCTTGAGCCTTGCATCAGTTTCAGCCTTCTCCTTATCATGCTCCAGCCTTTCCTTGTCAAGCTTAAGTCTTAAATCAAATTCCCTTATCTGCTCAAGTAGTTTGTCTTTGGCCTCCTGTGAGTACTCCAATTCTGTAGAATCACTGTCTTCACTACCTTTACTCATAGCCTGCATTTGTGCAATCAGTATCTTGGTCTCATTATCTCTTCTATTGAGGGCATCTTCCTGTTGCAACTTAGCTTGCTCCAATTGAGCCTTTTGCTCTATTTCCTGTTGCTGTACCTGTAATTGCTGTTGCTGTGCCTGAGCCTGTCTTTCCTGTAGATTCCTCTCATCCTTTTCAACAAGCCTTTGCTTTTCAGCAAGTGAAGATGAGCCAAACAACTTCATAATAGTCGAGAATGTCAAAGCCTGATTCTGCAAAGCTGCTTGTGCCAAAGTATCAAGTTTTGAGTTCAGTTCCTGAATTCCATTACTACTATCCACTACAAGCCCATAATCTGACTCTGCAAACTCATCCCCATCTATCTCCATCACTTTCAAAGACCCGTCTGAGAGGATATACTGAAACTTCTTTGTTCTTCCTTTCAACGCAGCCTTACTTGTTTCAAGTAAGCATTCATATACTCTCCTCTTTACATCATCATGTGTCATAAACAGCCATTCTGTAATGTATGAGGATTGCACCATACTTCTTTCTACTCCACCTACTGTCTCTCTATTGCTTACCTGACCTTCCCTTTGTTTAGTAATACCAGCAACCTCAGTCATCTCCATCTTTATGAACTCAAGAAGGTTTATATACTGCTGTATCTGGTTACCGTCAGATGTAGGAATTGCTCCTGTAGATGCATTATTCAGGGCACCTGCGATTTTTCCTGTGGCTGCACCTAGGTTACCTTCTTTGAAGCTATCCTCAACTGCAACACCCATAGTCTTTGCATAGTACAACCACTTCTCTACATCCCAACCCTTAGGCTTTTTGGCAAAGTCAAGTCTTAATAATGTTCCCCAGTTCCTTGCCAGTAGCTTATTAAGCCTGTCATGTATAACATCATACATGTAATTATATGGCTTCATCATATCTACCAAGCTAAAGGGCCTGTTGTCATTCAGATTATAAATTGAGCCTATGATTCCAAAATGGCACCTTGAAGGGTTACTGAGTCTATTGTATTGAACTACTCTTGGCCTCATATTGACATATATGTCAGTACCAATCTTTGTTCCTTCCCAAGCCTCGTTTATGTAAAATATCTGCTCTTCTTCACCAGCATCCTTATCTACTACATAGGTCTCAGGATAGAAGTTAAATATCTCTTCACCTGTTTGAGGGTCATATCTTTTTATCTTCTTTATTCTCCTTCTTGACTTCCAATATACTCTAAGTACCCTGATGTTTCCAGCAACATCAAAGGGTAATAAGGAATTGGCTATGCCATCATATCCTCCTAAGGGGTCCCAAAAGAATCCTTCTGCTTCAGTATTTATCTCATCCCCAATCATGTAGTTATTGACAAATCCATACCTTTCATCAACATTACCCATAGAGTCTACAGCAGACTGTCCTACATGGTCAGGTATCTTCTCTATATACTCTATATCCTTCTTTGTCAATACATCATAGAAAGTATCAATAACTCTACCGGGACTCCAATAGTCCTCAATGATTATCATGTCAGCATCCTCAACCTTATTGCTGTATCCTGACTTGAATATCCTAACCTTCATGGGATTCAACTTTTCAACAACTGGCTCTCCTCCTACTATGTCACATTGGTACATTTCCTCCCCTGTTACCATTGCATCTATAAACCCCTGATTGAGAATCAAGGGCAGATTCAATTCCTTCTTATAGTGATTCAACAAGGCATTGGCTCTGGTTTCTCTAATGTCCTGCCATTCATAAGTGTAGTAGTCACCTATTTTCTCAAGCTCCTTAGTAGCATCCTCCTCTGATTGATAAGAGGCTGAGACCCATTCTTGCAGTCTTTGTAGTAATTCCTGTTTCTTATTATTCTCTATCTCAGAGATAGCATTAGGATTAGTTATCACTACCCTGCAATCAAAAGCTCTTTTACTCTCTTCTCCCCTCAGTACATTTAACTTACTATTCATAATGGGATAATGTTGAATCCTGTCAGGTATAAAACCTGCCTGTATCTTCTCAGGATTCAATATCATCTCAAGGTCACTCATATGAAGCTTGCCATTAAGAAGGTCGTAGTTAATCTTCTTATGTACTACAGATTTTCTGACTAGGTTATAATTGAAGAAGGTCTTACTATCTGCCCAATCCAAAATTTGTTTCCTCCACTTTCTGTTCTTTTTGCTAAAAGGTAACTGCTGTGGAGGAAGTTGTATAAAACCACTCATATTTCCATTTATATCCATAAGCAGTTTTCCTCTTGCCAAGACAGCAACAGCCTATATGACTGCCTCTACCATTTAAGTACCTTTCTGCCTCTGAAGCAGAGGAAAATCTATTAATAATGTTATTATTCAAATCCAATTGAAGTACAGGCTTGCTAAATTTATCAGATATTAATTTCTTCACATAGTCAGAAACATGCTTACCATACATGCCATTGTTATGACCTTTATTAGCTCTACTGATTTTCTTTTTAGTCTCTTCAGAACAAGGTCTTCTTCCTGCTTCACTTATTTTCTTCTTAGCTTTTTCAGTATGATGTTTACCCTTAATCCAAGGAGCATACTGTTTAAGTTTCTCCTTAGTTTCATCTGAAAAGGATTCAGCACCCTCTCCTCCCAGCCCTATATTATAGCTTAGTCCTCTACTCTTGTAGAGCTTTATAAGAGACTGCTCTAATAGACATGCCCTTTCTTTTGTAGTCTTGCAAAGTATTACATGACTGAAAGTGCCCCATCCATATTTCAGAGCAGCCTTATATATCAAAGAAGTCTCTTTGTATCCTATGCCATTTCTCCATCTCCTATTAGGATTCTTCGTGAAACGGGTTATTCCTACATAGACTTTATTATTTGTCTTATTTATATGTAGGTATACTATGTACTTCTCTTCCATATACTTCAATCTAGTTACTTTGCAAAGTTAAATAAAAATATAATCCCATGCAAGTATATAAATAATTTATTAAGTGTCCATTCCCGTTTTACTAAATTTACTGACAAGGTCAAGGATGATAATTTCTCTTGAAGAATGGGTCTTCCCCATCATAGCTATTTTCAGCATTCTCTTGCTTGTCCCTACCTACATTACCTTGGTACTTTATCATTTTATCTTCTCTGAGGAGCATCAACATTCCCATAGCTGATATTCTATCAAAGTTACCCTCAGGGTTGTAGTTGATAAGCTCCTTTAATAGTGCCCTGTTTCTTACAGTAAACAGTCTTGGAACCATTACTTCCTTACTTTCTCCATCAATAGTCTGAATAACAGGAACTGGGGACAGTAACCAACTTCTCAACCTACTTCTTGCATAGGCATTTATGGCAGGTGAGGCATTAGTACCTTTACTCTTATTACCTATCCCGTCCTTCATCATTTGCTTCTCCTTCAAGAAATCCAACACATCTGTAAGCAGATAAAGGCTATTTCTTGTCGAGAAGTGGGAAAATAAGCCTTTCTTGTTATACTCGTAGTTCAGTCTGCCATTATAGAAGAGGCACAGTTTTCTGCAAATTTCATAGTAATCATCTGCAAAAGAAGGTCTTCCTGTGTACTCAGCTACTATTCTATCAGTCCACAAATCCAATACAAATATGGAACCTAATGACATAGTATTTGACTCATCATCATCATAAGGGTCAGCACCTAATATATACCTGTCATTGTAAGGTTTGTTGGTATTCTTATCAATCTCAGGCATCTGAAATATCTCGATAGCTCCCTCAATCTTATTATCCTTATGTGGGAAATCTCTGATAGGCTGTGCAGAAGCGGGCTTATACTCCACTTGGCCATCCTTGCCAAATACCAAATCACCTACATAGACATCATTATATTCTGTAGGATTGGAATCCAATTGGCCTATTCTTTCAGTCAAATCAGCTACAGGGAACATGTTTACACCTGTCTTCACAATAGCTTCAGCAGGTGTAATAGGGACCTCAGCAATAGTCTTGATAATAGTATTAGGGTCAGTAGAATTATACTTTACCCTGTATCTGTTCATAAGAATCTCAATCAGTGCCTTGATAATATCAGATACACCATCTTCATTGTAGCATCCTTTTCTGTTTACATAACCGGGGAAGAAGAACACAAAATAAGGCTTACCCTGATTATACTTATCAAACACATTAGGTAAGGCATACATATTGTAACCCCTTGGATTATACATGATTTCTTGGGCACCAGCAAAGTCTGATTCATTATCACCAGCAGTACCTAACATATAGATTTGTCCAAAGATAATATCACCATCCTGTACTGAAGGTAACAATACATTATATAGGTCTACAAGTCTAGGGAAAGTACCAAACTCCTCGATAAGAATCTTGGCAGCTCTCTTACCTCTCAACTTAGATTCATCATCCTTAGATGATACACCTAAGACTGTATTCTGAGTGCCTCTTTCAATATCCAACTCCATATCCTTATACCCCATTGTCCAAGTCATTTCCTGTAAAGAGTTCTTTAATCTCTTTCTTGGGAACTGAGTATTAGTTGCACAGAAGTTAGCCATATCTACAAACTTGTTGAGTACACCATCCTTGGTAAGGTACTCCTTCTGATAAGCAGTTACTATACCCTTTACTTTCTCATGTGCATCCTTATTCTCACCCACTACAAATATGTGATTGAGAATTGATGCAAGACTATATGACTTACCTTTACCTCTGGATGCAAGCTCAGCCATGTGCTGACCTCCTTCAAAGTTGTTGTAAAGGCCACCATTTGATGCTTGGTCTAAGCAATGGAATCTCCAATATATACCTTCCCAGCACTCAGGTAATGACTCTACTCTATCTGCCCTCTTTGACTTCCTCTTTTTACCATCCTTATCTTTGTACTCCCTAATCTTGGATAGCATCATAGGAGAATAATTAAGGAACCAATACAAATATCCTGTAACCCATTCTCCATCAGATTCCCTTACATATCCATCCCAAATCCTTCTTCTCTCTTCTCTTATCCACTTACCATATTCACTATTAGGATTGGCATTAGGTCTAAGGTTGGTAAATGTACCATACTTCTCATAATGTATGGCAGATGGCCTGAAGTAATCCATATTCTCAAGTATATGGGGATTGACTAAATCTACAATAATTCTACCCTTATCATCCCTTGGCCTGTCTTTGGCATATTCTCTTGCAGGACTTATCAGTCTCTTGACAAACTCTACATTATTTATAATATCAAATAATTGGTCCTGAACTTCCTGAGGAAGGCTATTAACCAATTCCTCAGTAAGCTCAGTCTGATATTTGTTCATTTTAATCCTCTGAAATTCCATTATATTCTCCCCTTATGACTTCATCATAGAATGATGAACCTACCCAATTAAACAACATTTCAGATAATGTAACACTCATATCCTTATTCACAGACTCTTCCTGACCAGTAAGAGACCTTACTGTATGCTTTAGTGTAAGTACCTCATATGTCTTGAAATCTTTGACAAACCAAACAGTATACTTATAAGTCTTCAAAACCTTAAAAGTACTATGTGGGATAATCTCTCTTTGCAAAACCAAATGGCCTGTAGTCTGAATGTCTAAAACTTCTCTTCTTCCCTTAATATGATTATTAAGTCCCTCTATAAAGTGTTCTAACATAATTACATTGCTAAGTCATCTTCAAATATTGTCTTCTCTCCTGAACCTCTCATCTTTCCTGAGTTTCTTATTTCTGAATTGAGGGCCTTTTCTGCTTCATCCAAGTCCTTGACAAGTGGAGTAATCTGCTTTACAATGCTGGTAATCTCCTTAAATTCCTTTACTTCAAGACTGTCAAAATCAATGCTCCTAAGCTTTGCCCTGAACTTATCAACCATGAATCTCGTGTCTTCAAGAAGTAAAGCGGAGATTGGCTTAAAGGACATGTAAAACTCCATAGCATCCTTTACTACTTTATCAGGCTCCCATTTGGGAGGCATACCTTCTCCCTCTTTAATAGCTTCCTTTCTCTCATCCTCATCAACAAGATATTGGTAATCACTTCTAGGGTCACAGAAAAAATATATAAATCCCAATTCTGCGATTGCCTTATCCTTGTTAACAGTCCTATCTCTTTGCCAAATTTGCTTGAATGGCTTTAGGGCAAGAGCTTCCTCAGATATTATTATCTTATATCCTTCGTATCTGAATAATTTTATCATAAAGTATTGGTAAAAAAAAAAGAGTATCAGAATAGTATTCCTGATACTCTTTTGTATTATACAATTAGTCTTTTCTTGTCTGGTTGGATAATTGGAGATGGAGTAGGGTCAGGAACTTCTTCCCACTCCTCTACCACAAAGTCTATATCCCTGTCTTGAAGGAGTAGACACTGCTGTCCATCCATTTCAACAACATCAAAGTTGTATTTGATAACTGGATTATCAGTTACAATTCCATCTTTTAGTGTACCTTCTCTATGCTGTTTGACTGCATATCTTGTTGGGTTTATGCAAACCAAATCTCCAACCTTTATATTCCTTACTGAATCTCCCACTGCAAGAACAGTCTGGTATTCTTTTAACCCTCCTTGCTGTTTTGTAGTATCAATAAGTCCACCTTCAGTCACTACATCATGCTCATACTTGTTCATAGTAGTGATAAGTGCAGTGAACATTGGCCTTATCTTTTTAACCTTTAGCATTTCTTCTCCCTTAACTGTTTTATAATCTTAAACCTTTTCTTAACTCCCAACATTCTATTATAGGTACAAGTCAACTTACCTAATGAAGGAATATTAAAGTTTGTTTTCAACTTAGCAAAATCCTCCTCATCAATATCTTCCTTTAATGGCAAGGATTGTATGGATTGGTTAATGAATAACCAAAATGCCCTGTATGTTCTATCTACTAGCTTAGCAGGCAGGTTCAACTCACTGGAAACCTTACCAATTATATCAGAATATATCATTTTAACTCAAAGAGTAATAACAACTGGAAGGCATCATTATCTGCATTGATATTAGGGATGAATTTGGGATTTATCTTGCCATCTACTATGACTTTGTTCTTCCTTAATTTACCCAAAATTACTTGAAAGTGTGGAAGAGTAATATTACACTCTTCCCTCACCTTCTTCTTTGTATCCTCACTCATTGTAACCCTATCAAGTATTTCACTGTCCTTGATAACTTTACTGAGTTCATATCTTTGCTTCACAAAAGATGCAGCAACATCTATCTCTCTTTTGGTTAACTTATGAAAAGGTCCTAGGAACATGAGCCAATACCTGAAGAAGCTTTTGTCTAGAGAGCATGGTACTCTTGCTATATTATTAGGCTTCTCCATGATGATATTTACTTTTCTTCCTTACCTTCTTCCTTGGTGTCCTCCTCAGGAATCGCCATTATATTTTCAATTTCCTCTGTACACTTATTCAAGAAATCCGGCTTAAATGCGTGACCATTTTCTACCACCTTAAATAAATAGTTAAGTCTTTGGAATGTATTCTCCAGATTAGATTTCTGAAGGCTCATGTACAACTGCTTAACTTGTTCACTCAATTGATGAGCCACATTCTCCAACTGTTCATAACTCATCTTAGATGGCTGTTCCTGCCTAAGTTCTTCTTTTTCTCCCATATCATTTTATATTTAATAGTTTTCCAAATATTTGTGTCCGTACCTGTTCCTGTAATTAGTCTCCCACTCTTCTATTGAGCACTCCCCAATATCAGTAGAGCCACACTCATCACAATAATCCGAATCCTTCATCCTAGGTACAAATCTCACCTTCAAGGATAAACAATGCTTGCAATATAGAACAGGCTCCTCATTATAGGTATTCTGCCCTTCTGTGTTTGAGTTGCTCATATATTGACTTCTTTACTTCATTCATTACTCTGCTGTGGTGCCCTTTCCTTCTGCTAGTATTAGCTCTGTTATTGAAAGGTCTCTTAGGACATATAGTGCCTGAAGGAGATACTAACCCTCTTCTTATGGCTCTCCTAATTGATTTAAACTTACCAACAGCTCTATAATCTCTTAAATTAAGAGTCTCTGTAAGTAGGTTCTCTACTGTAAGTGAGTCCTCTACTATATCTGCCTTGTTTCCCAGATACTTCTTGAACTCCTCCTCACTCATCAATGCTCTCTCTACTAAATTAAGCTTCTCCTTCATAATAGTATACTAATACATACTGACCTCTTTCCTCTAAGAGAGAGACTATATCTTCTCTTTTAATCCCTAAGGAATTGGCTTCCTTCACAATTCCCCTAAGATTATCAGCAGTCAAAGCATGCATAATCTGATGCACTTCTTGGTCATTCTCTATCTTAGTCCTTGTCATTCTACTCTTTTCCATATCAATTTAAACTAGTTGCGGAGAAGTGAATCGAACACTTGGAGTCCAGCTTATGAGACTGGATTGAATACCAATCCTCTCCGCGATGTTAGAGTGGGATAACAGACTTGAACTGTCAAATTAACCTTGGAAGGGTTACATGTTACCATTACACTAATCCCACATTGAGTAGATAATCAGACTTGAACTGACCCCTTGACATTGGCAATGTCATATGCTACCGCTAACACCATATCTACAAGAGCCTAAGATTTGGGTAACTGGTACTTAGGCATTGCAAGTATCACCTTAACTTGCACCCTCAATCACCTACACCTCATTGAGCTTTTTAATCTCAGTGTCGCAGGTCAGCTCCTGCCGAGGTTTATCTAGTAGCATTGAGTGTTACTCTCTCACTGTAGATAAGACAGCTTTTAGTAACTTGTGAGCCCCCTAAAGGATTTGAACCTTCTCTTCTTGTTTACAAGACAAGCTTGCTAACCATTAACACTAAGGGGACGGTGTCTTAATATGGTCTTATATCACATAAGTGGAACAAGTAATCATACTTGTTGATGTTCTGAATGAAAGTCTCACATTCTGAAGTAATACCCTTATAGATAACATCCTGTGGTATCTTAGCATAAAATGCTAAGGTGGCAGATTTAACCTCTGCTATAAATGTGTAAGCATTCAATGTATCACTTGAAGTGCCTTTGATAGCATTAGGCTGCATCTTACCTAGGATGCCCATGTAACCTTCTGCAAGACTATCTTGGTAGTCTGATAGGATTTCAAGGAACTCATCAAGATATACATGTATATTCTTTTTAGGAGCTGCCCAATGTAGATTCTTACATTTAGTCTTCCAACCTTCAATCTGATTCAAGAAATCTATGAATAGTTGTGAAGAACCGGATAACATATCCCTATCTGATTCTATTGGAGTAAATAAACTCTCTTCCTCAAACATATTCTCTTATTTTAATAATGCAAAGTTAAGTAAAACTTATGATATAACCAAGCATTTACTTAATTATTTTCAAATTATTTTTAGTACCCCCTAAGAGACTTGAACTCTTACCTTACTATTACTTCAGCATAGCTTCTAAGGCTATTGTGTCTACCTGTTCCACCAAAGGGGCATTAGGCGGGTACTCAAAGAATCGAACTTTATTCTTGAGATTTTCAGTCTCACGCAATGTCACCAGACCTGCCCAGTACCCAAATGACTTATTTGCATCTCTACCTGCATCACCTTCCATAAGTCAAGGACTTTGATTTCTATTGAAGTGGGGCAGAAAGGAATCAAACCTTAAATAGCCCATGGCAGCAGATTTACAGTCTGCTTTAATTCACCACATTAAAGCTACCCCTAATTAGTTTACCTCCAAATGAAGGGTTATTCCGGTATTGGAATAGACCCTGTAGGAGTCATCATCTGACTCTTAGCAATGATTCTTACATAAACATTACCAGCTTTTTTAATAAAAGAAAGAACTCTTCTCATAACTGTAAAATTTGGAGTTAAACAATTATGTTTCCCCACTAGGAGTCGAACCTAGTTCCAGAGATTAAAGGTCTCTAGCATCACCAATGCTTTAGGGAAATGAGTGTTCCCACTGGGACTTGAACCTAGAGTCCACAGTTTAAGAGACTGTTGCTTTAACCAATTCAGCTATAGGAACACTAGTACTCACTAATGGACTTGAACCATTGACCTTGAATGTATAAGATTCCTACTCTAACCTACTGAGCTAAGTGAGTATATTAAGGCATTAACCTAGTTCTGATGAGTGGACTCAAACTACTAACTACTGCCTTATGAGAGCAGCCTTCTACCATTGAAGTACATCGGAATATAGTTGGCACACAAGGAATTGAACCTTGATTACTACCTTATCAGAGTAGCTTCCTGACCGTTAGAAGATGTGCCAATAATGCAGATTCTAAAGGAATTGAACCCATAACTCTTCTTTTGGAGAGAAGTGTTTTGCCAATTAAACTAAGAACCTAGAATTTGCGGGGATAAAAAGAATCGAACTTTTATCTCTTGGTTAACAGCCAAGTGCATAGACCTTCCAGCTATATCCCCATTAGTTGCTCCTATAGGACTCGAACCTATGACCTTTTCCTTGTAAGGGAACTATTCTGAACCACTGAACTAAGGAGCATTGATAGGGCAGTTTCTTTAACCTCTAACTGCCCAAAAGAGGGTCCAAGCAAAGCTTAGTATTATGAAAAACAAGAAAACAATGTGGAGCAGGTGGGACTCGAACCCAATCTTCCAGAGTGCAAATCTAGCGCATTATCCATTTATGCTACCTCCCCATTAATGATTAGTAGGGAATAAGAGACTCGAACTCTTGACCTCAGCATCCCAAATGCTGCATCCTAACCTAACTGGACTAATTCCCTATTTTTTTTATTATTTAGCGGAGAGCAGTGTACTCGAAACACATACCATTGCTAGTACAATCTGTTTAGCAGACAGTCCCTAAAACCTTTTAGGTTTACTCTCCAATTCCTTACCAATAAGTCAATGAACACATCTATTTAGCGGAAAGATGAGGTCCCGACCCCCAAACATTTTACTGTTCCCTTAGTTTTCAAGACTAGGCTGAATCCCATTCAGTTACCTTTCCATTTGCCTAATCACCGCTGTGATATAGGACTTTCTTATAAACGGGGCAGATTATGAGGGAATTGAACCCTAGCCTTCACATTGACAGTGTGATATGCAGACCACTACACCACATAATCTATTAGTAGGGAAGTAAGGATTTGAACCTTATCCTTAGCCTTGAAAGGGATATGACCTAACCCATAGTCTACATCCCCATAACAAGTACCCCCTATAGGAATCGAACCTATATTCTAAGTTTAGAAGACTTGTGTACTGTCCTTTGTACTAAGAGGGCATCTTCTTGTTGTCTTGGCAGGACTCAAACCTACAATGTGGGGACCAAAGACTCATGTGTTACCTTTACACCATAAGACAAAATAAAGAAAAAGAAGTACTACCTTTATGTTAGAAATATACGCAAGTAATGAATAGACTATCAAGAAAAAAAGGTAGTACTTCTTTAATCCTAAAACACATTTCTTATCTTCTTCTCTTTGACACTGCAAAGATAAGTATTATTTTTCACATATCCAAATATTACCAGCTCTTTTTTTTTATTATAGCAATTTTCCACTAGAAGGTGAGAAAATAAGCTGGTTAGGTATCTACCTAAGAGATACTCCTGTCTATACCTACTAATCTGTCAGCCCACTTCTCAGTATAGAAGCTGTAGTAATCCCACTTAAACCCTGCTATACTACATATAGAATGTATTATATTATGTAGTAATGAAGGTGCCCCAATTACTATCAAATATAAAGGACCCAATATATCTGATTGCTTACTGTGCCCACACTCATGCTTAATTGTCCTTTCTGAAGACATGGGGTTTACAAATAGGTAATCCCCCAAAGACATAGCTGAAGGTAATACACTATTTACTATAATGGTATTGCCATCTGCTTCACCTTCCCTGTATGCTGTATTACATAGTACACCTTCAATGCACAAAGCCAGTATGTTTTGTGGTAACTGCCACAACCACTTGATACTTTCTTTTATCTTAATCATCTTATCTTAATCATCTTATCTATATAAGCCCATTTCTCCTTATTCCAACAGAATTTAGAATTATCAAATCTTTTCTTAAAATATAAAGAGACCCTGCCAGCATTATGGCTTGCATCCCTATAATCAGTCTTTTACCCCGTTTATATATTATTAGTTCTCACTCTTTGTTATCTCTGTAGTCTTTTACACCACCCTTGAAGACTTGGCCTAAAGCTCGGCTAAATACTTATTTGTAATCCTCTTCAAGTGGGGCACTTGCCTGTAGCCTTCTTAGTATCCTTTACTTTCCTAAGCTGCTGTGCCCAAGTAAACTCCTGATTATAGGGGGTCATCTATGCTTTTAAGAGTTGATGATTCTCTATCCTGAAGTACTTGTTACTCCAACACGACTGCAAAGGTAAGTAAAAAATCTGATATATGCAAATATATAACAATAATTTAGAATAATTTTTTTTTTTTTAATATTTTTTATAATATTTTTTTGTGATATTTTTTGTGATATTTTTTTTTATAATATTTTTTTTTGTGATATTTCTATGAGGGGTGCTTACACCAACCTTACCTCCCCCATCACTTAGTCCAAGGGGGTCCTACCCCCTTAGGTTAAAAATTCACATTATTAACAATTAACAAATTACATTATGGAAAGAAATTTAGTATTCAATGACACATTGACAGTTGAGCAGTTTAAAGCAGCAATGCATGTAGATAAACTGAGTGTTAAAAAGAATCCCAACACAGGCAAGTTATTCTTTGCCTATGGTGCAAAGACTGGAGCTGTAGCAACCAAAGGTATTCCTCAGAATCCTATGGTTAGTGATGTTACTACTCCTGATGGTGATAGATTCTGGCTTCTTCATGAGGAAGGCCAAGGTGGAGCACCTACATTGGCAACTTTCTAAAGTATCAAGGGTTAGCAGGCAGAAGTGCCTGTTTACCCTTTTCTTATTTCTTATCTTATCATTTAGACATTAATAAGTTTATTACTTAGACATTAATAAGTTTATCATTTAAACATTAATAAGTTTATTACTTAGACATTAATAAGTTTATCATTTAAACATTAATAAGTT